ACTCAATGTTCCGTCAGTTAATGTGCCACCTGTTACAGTGCCACTTGCATCTACAGTAGTTGCATTAACTCTAGTTGTATTAACATTACCACTGTCAACATTACCACTGAATGTAGCAGCTACGCCGCCTGTGATACTACCAGCATTTAGGCTTGCAGTGCCATCAGTTAGTGTACCACCTGTTACAGTACCACTGAATGTAGCAGCTACGCCGCCAGTTACAGTACCACCAGTTGAACTCAACGTGCCGTCTGTTAGTGTACCACCTGTTACAGTGCCACTTGCATCTACGGTGGTTGCATTAACTCTAGTTGTGTTAACATTACCACTGTCGACATTACCACTGAATGTAGCGGCTACGCCACCTGTTAGCGTACCAGCATTAATACTTGCAGTGCCATCAGTTAGTGTAGCACCTTCAACGGTGCCTGTTGCAGTTAGACTTGTACCAGTAGCAGCACCAATATTTGGTGTTACAAACTGTGCGCCTGCTTTAACAACAACTGCATCAGCAGTGATTGTAGTTGTAGTTTCGTCAACATTTACAGATAGCTCATTACCCGATTTAGATAGACCGTCGCCTGCTACAATTGAACCAGCACCGGAGAACTGACTCCAGTTAATAGCAGTTGTACCCATAGTAACCGGAGCGTTTGTTGTACAAACCCAACCACTATCAAGGTATACTGTGCCTTCTTCAACAAAAGTAAACGCACCTGGAATTTCACTAGTAGGTGAACCATCCATGTCTTCTGCACGAGTTAGAACGTAGGCAGTGCCTGCGTCACCAAGTGTAGTTACAACATAGATACCATTGTTTGCGGCAGTAGATTCGTCTTTAACAAGTAGTCTATCGCCTTGTGCCATTACAACATCATCTTGATCAGCCAATGCACCGTTGGCATTACCTGTTAGTGTAGCACCTACACCAGCTGTGCCGTTGTCGTATGTGTTGGCCGGTAGAGCAGTAGCAGTTGCGGCTCTAGTTGAACCTTTAACGTCAAGACCTTCTGCAACACTGTCAACATAGCCTTTATTGGCTGCGTCACTATCTTGTACTGGATCTGCAAGAGAAACAATTTTTGCACTACTCGCATCAATAACGCCTGTGCCACTTGGAACAAGAACAATGTCTTCATTTGTGCCAGTTGCAGTAAGAGTTACTGAAGTACCTTTAACGTCAGTTGTGTTAACCACACTAGCATTTACGTTGCCAGTTGCGGTTACGTCTAGGCCCTGTACTGTACCAGTAAATGTAGCATTAGTTCCGCCTGTGATTGCACCTGAGTTGATACTCAATGTGCCATCAGTTAGTGTACCAGCACTTACTTGACCACTGAATGTAGCAGCAACGCCACCTGTGATTGTACCACTAGTCGAACTCAATGTTCCGTCAGTTAATGTGCCACCAGTTACAGTACCACTTGCAGTCAATGTAGTTGCATCAACTAGTGTTGTGTTAACATTGCCTGAATCAACATTACCACTGAATGTAGCGGCTACGCCACCTGTGATACTACCACCAGTTAGTGTAGCAGTGCCATCAGTTAGTGTACCACCTGTTACAGTGCCACTTGCATCTACAGTAGTTGCATTAACTCTAGTTGTGTTAACATTGCCTGAATCAACATTACCACTGAACGTAGCAGCTACGCCGCCTGTGATACTACCAGCATTTAGGCTTGCAGTGCCATCAGTTAGTGTACCGCCTTCAACAGTACCTGATGCTGTTACAGAGACAGTTGTTACGTCTGCTTGTGATACAATATTACCACCAGTTACATTACCAATGGCTGTTAGTGCTTGTGCTTCGAGTGCACCGCCTGTAATCAAGTTACCAGCAGTTACATTGCCACTAAACGTAGCAGCTACGCCGCCTGTTAGTGTACCAGCAGTAATACTTGCTGTACCATCAGTTAGTGTACCACCAGTTACAGTGCCACTTGCTGTTAGTGTAGTTGCATCAACTAGTGTTGTGTTAACATTACCACTGTTGACATTACCACTAAATGTAGCAGCTACGCCACCTGTTACAGTACCAGCTGTACTAGATAGTGTACCATCAGTTAGTGTACCGCCTGTTACAGTACCACTTGCTGTTAGTGTAGTTGCATCAACTAATGTTGTGTTAACATTACCACTGTCGACATTACCACTAAACGTAGCAGCAACACCACCTGTGATACTGCCTGCGTTAAGACTTGCAGTACCATCAGTTAATGTGTCACCTTCGACAGTACCACTTGCAGTCACGCTAACGGTTGTAACGTCTGCTTGTGATACAATATTACCACCAGTTACATTACCGGTTGCAGTTAATGCATCTGCTTCAAGTGCACCACTAGTAATCAAGTTACCAGCAGTTACGTTACCACTGAATGTAGCAGCTACGCCACCTGTAATACTACCTGCGTTAATACTTGCAGTTCCATCAGTTAATGTGTCACCTGTTACAGTACCACTTGCTGTTAGTGTAGTTGCATCAACTAGTGTTGTATTAACATTACCCGAATCAACGTTACCACTGAATGTAGCAGAAACACCACTTGTGATTGCACCCGAGTTGATACTCATTGTACCGTCTGTTAGTGTTGGCGCCTCAATAGAAGTACCAGCTTCGATTGTAGCATCAACATTTAGTGCTGTTGTTACGTTACCACTTGGTGCCATGTTGACCAATGTAAGGTCTGCAACTTGTGCATCAGCATAACTTGATAGCGCGACCACGTTGCCACTTGCATCTGCTGATGTGAACCCTGCTGCAAATTCACTTTCACTTTCGTCCCAGATCCATGCGATGTTAGTTGAATCCCCACGTTCGCCAACAAAGCCAATGTCAAAAACTGGCGAGCCAGTTTGATCTTTAGCCAATAGCAAGATTGGATCTTCGATTAGTGTGTTTACAGTATCAAGTGTTGTACTTGTACCTTGTACTGTTAGATTTCCTGTTACGGTAAGGTTACTACCGTATACCAGATCATCTGCCAGCTTACCTGCACTAACACTGTTGTCAACTAGTTTAGAACTAGCGACAATAGTACTGTCGGTAATCTGGTTATTCTTAATTCTGGTTATAGCCATATTTTTTATATCTCCAAATATTAAACCGGTTTTAATATAAGGTATCTTCAGCTATGGTACTAACCCGTAGGCTTTTGCATCGCCAGTCACGCTTATTAATTACGTTAACAGAATATTACGTATTCTATTACTGTTATTTATAATAAGTAAGAAAAATAAATTCTGCTATTTTTTTATAATCTGTTCACACGGCGTTATACAGCACTAATATTTCCAGATAATAAAACTTTTTTCCAATTGTTAACACTGTATACTGCTAGGCTTGGACTGCCGCCGTCACCATCACTGACGTAGATTATTTGCCCGTCTGCAACATTAGCAATGTTAGCCGCAGTGGCTACAGTATAGGTCGGCAATTGTAAACTTTGTACAGTGCTCATTTCAACAACACCGTTTGTTAACACCTCAACTGTTGCATTACCGCTAAGATTTGTAATACTAGACACCGTAGTAACAGCACTAATAAATCTTACTTCGATTGTGTCCCCAGTAGCTGGAGCTTCGGTAAATGTTATTGTGGTACCGCTAACGCTGTAGGAGCTCGTTGGTTCTTGGATGGTACCGTTAATACTAACAATAATACCAGCAGTACTTGCTGCTTGATTTAGTGTAAATGCAGTTGTACTATCATCACCAGTTAGTGTTTGGCTAGTAATTGAACCAAATTCGCTGCCGCCTACATTGTCCCAGCTAGTGCCATCATATACTTCAACAAATCCAGTTGATGTATTAAATCTTAAATCCCCAGTCTCTGGTGAGCCGGGGCGCTGGGCTGTGTTTCCGACAGCAATGCCGAGAGCAGTTGTTGTATCAATTTGCACTGTGCCGCTGCCAGTAACTTCAAGGATAATATTATCTCCTGCATTTACTGTGCCGAGTGTAGTGTCGGCAACTGTTAAGTTACCAAGCTGGCTACTTGATCCAACTCCAAACGTGCCAACATATCTAGCACCAACAATATAAATTGATTTTCCTGTAACACCTGTATCTATTTGACTTGGAATATTGTCGCCGTTAAAGTTAAGTACACCTGCTTGATAATCAAAGAACCAGCCGTCTTCGTTGCCACTACCGCTTTGGAATAATTGTGTTCCTGTACTTTGTGGATTTGCTGCGCCTTCGTCGTCGACATAAACTTTAACAAGATAAGTTGATCCAAATTCAGTTGGGATCCAATCTGTTAAATTAGTTTTCCAGGTTTGGTTGTCTGGCGCTGTTAAATCTTCAGTGGTTTCAACAGTTGACTGGCCGCCTGCTGCATCCTGATAGACTTCCACAATACTACTAGATGAACTCGGTTTAACACTAGGAATAGTTCCAGATTGCTGCCAAACTCTATCACCACGCATTAATAGCGGCGATGGTATACTTTCATTGAACGCTTCTTTATTTGAGGGAGGAGCAGTTTTAGCAACGCCAAACCCTAGCTTCTTCCAAAGAAAATCAACTTTAGTGCTATCTGCGAGTGCCATTAGCTTGCTACTCCTACACTAACGCTGGTAAGCGATTCTCCGCTTGCTAATGCAATGCGAACTAATACGTTGTTACCAGTTGAATTTGAACTGTTTTCACTACCCAATGTCATAGTATAGGCAGCATTAATTGCACTACCTGTTGGTATTACATCAGCGCCAGTGAGTGCACAACCCAAAGATCCATTACCACCGTTACCGGTGTCGTCCCCGGGTACACCCGAACCTGCATACTGTACAGTACCATTAACCCAGCCGTTTGCAGTGCTTGCATCGTCAATAGTAGTACCAGGTGCAGCAATCCAAAGTCCAGTAATACCTGTTGTACTGTTTAAACTAATGTCAAAGTTGGCCATTGTTGCTCTACGGAATGCAAATGTAAAATATTGTGTGCCACTTCGTCCTGTGTTTAGGTCAGGCCCAGATGGCAAATAGCCACTGCTAAAGTCTGTAGTAAAGTGATCCAATGTGCCCCAACGCACAACTGCTTCTTGTGTTCCGGCAATTGTCTCTGCACCACTCCAGGCATTGGAAGTATAATAGTTTGTTGCACTGTTAAATGCAGGGTTGTCTGCTGCACTTCCTAATCCAGTGATTCGCAACCCATCATCGTCAAAAACACTTCCTAGTGCATCTGCAACAGGAATATTTTGTTCATCAAATCCTGATAAACTTGCACTGTAGATTTGAATATATTGATTAGTTATGTTTACTACACCACTAGATCCGTTAACATTGAACATCTGACTATCAACATACCCAACTGCTCTTGCGCTACCGTTTACACTCAGTGTAATATTACCCATTGGTTGCGGGCTTGCAACACCAACGTCTGCATTAACAATTCCGGCAGTAACAAAACTTGGAGTTCCGTCGATATCACTGTAGGTTTTTGTTTGTGTGTTAATAATACTGCCGCTTGTGCCCTCAGCTAATGTGCCTGTGGTAAACTGTATAGGCTGACTGGTATTTCTGTATGTCTGTCCTGTCAAGTTGGATACTTCTAAACCCTGAATTTGAATAGCAGGACTGCCTGTATTGTAATATGGTACACCTGAAATATATCTGTAAGTGCCGGCAGTTTGTTCTACAATAACTGCGTTACCTTGCACTACCGTCGGTACATCAGTCATGTCATCTTTAACAAAATCAACAAGATTAGTGTCGCCGGTAGTGGTATGACTTAATTTTGCATCGTTGTAACCTACACTAATTCCACTAAGGGCACGTTGCCACCGTGCATCAAATACTTTAGCAAATCCACTTGGGTAAGTGCTTGCACTAATTTCATCGTGTGCATCACCATCTGCAACAACAATCAAATCTGTGTATGTACCCGATGCATCACCGCTGCTAGTAAAGGTAACATTGCCTGCTGCTGATCCGTTAAACTGTGCTGACAGTGTTCCCGATATAGCAGTATTTGCATTTGTAACATTGTTTGTATTAATAGTTGTGGTAGTTGTATAGCGTGTAACACTCGATCCTGCCGCAACAATGTTACCTCCACTATTATCTGTAGCATTAGCTGCCAAAAATGGAGACGTCCCTTGACTTGAATCTTGTAAACTCAATGTCTTAGTACTTAATGCACCTGGTTGTGCAGGATTTGCATTAATTTGAATATAGTTGCTCTTGACTTCGCTGTCAGATTGTGCTATAGTAGCAGGAGTTCCGTAAACATCTAGCTCAACTGTATAGTTGCCTGTGCTTGAATAGGTGTTGGTAATATTACCATTACCAGGTGTACCAGCACCACTAGTAATGTTACCAGTTGTGTTGCCGTCGCCGAACGCCCAATCAAATATTGTTGCATTCTGACTGATATTGTCAAATGTAAATAATGCTCTGTCTGCACCGTCACGATAGTCTGTAAATACATAACCATCTTGTGCATTATCGCCTGTTCTGTCACTGAGTGTAACTGCGGACCCGGTGTAGATTGATCTCACATCTGGTTCAATTGTAATTGTAGTAGTACCACTTACAAAAGGTGAATTGGTGCTGCCGTTTCTTACCTGTAAAGTAACATCAAATGTTTGGCTCGTGCCGCTTGCTTGATTACCCGAACTGAGGGCAAACGTATGATCAATAGTAGATCCTGGGTTACCAGCAACTCCACTTTGTATATTAACATTAGCAACTGACCCATCATCCCATGTCCAAAGATATTTTTGCTGACTACCAAACACCGCAGTAGTTCCTGGGTCAGTAGCAACAGTGTTTGTAAATGTTACCACACCACCGGAGGTTGCTTCTTCGTTAACTAATGTAGTTGCACTAGCAGTAAACTGACTAGTGTGATCACTGTACACACTCACTGTCCCTGGCGCACTGTATACTGTAACCGGAGTTGGTCCGGCTGTGCTTGACGTACCAGCTAGTACAATTGTGTACTGCTCGTCGCCGCCCGAGTTGGTGTAGGTATTTGTAAGTGTTGTCCAACCCAATGCCGGATTTGTATTTGCAACACCATCTCCCCAATCAAGTTCGTAGCTTGATGTTACATTTGTTGATGTGTTATTAATCTCAGCTAATGCACCACTGTCGATGCTGTTGTCTGTTATAGTAAATGCCGGTACAGGATTCGGGGTGTAAAGTGTAATATAGTTTGTTCTAGTTCTGGTGTCAACTGAACCTTTTGCGCCAAGAGAAACATTTCCTTGGTAAGTGCCATCAGAGTTAAATGCTGTCAGTGACACAGTAAATTGTCCGCCGCCATCATCGTTATACGTGTGACTAACATTAAGGCCACTTGTTGATGTATTACCATCGCCAAAGTCCCAAAGATAGTTATCAGCAGTACCTACTAAACTTCCGTTAAATGTTACAGTTTGCGGGCTCGGTCCTGCAACAGGCGTACCAGTAAATTCAACTTGGCCAACATATGTGCCATTAGCAATGTTTAGCGCAACTTGATTGAGATCATCAAGACCGTCAGTTACAAATGTATTAGTTGTCCAATCATTATAAGCTACATTAGTTGTTAGATCTCCGTCAGTTGGTGTCCCAAGGCTAATAACATTACCTGTTAGCCCCCCAACGTTACTAATTGGAATAAAACTTAGAACGCCAGCACCGTCGGTGCTCAACACTGTGCCGCTTGAGCCGCCTGTGATTGTTATATCTTCGACTGCACCTAAGTTAAGCTCTGACCCTGACAAGTCAAGATTTCCAAGATTAGATGTGATACTGTTACCAGTAATTACAACATTGCCAATTGAGGCATCGTCGGGTGTTGTAATAGCATGGGTAGTTGATGTAGTGTTAACACCAATTCTGCTGTTAGCCACGTCGATATACAACGCATCTGTGCTAATTGCTAAATTAGTGCTCCGTTGTAAATCGTTTGCTAATGCATTACCAGAAACCCGTGCAATTGCCATTTATAATGCTATCCTCTAAATCTTATTGTATTTATACTAGATTTAATCTAGGTTGCAGGTACTGTTCCTAGTCCGTGAATCACATGAATTGGCTCAGCATCAAGGGGTGCTGCACTAAAGGTAATGTCGTTACCGCCACCGGTGATGGTATATACTCCCACAGGTTGCTGATAAATGTTTGAAACAAAGGTAATAACTTGATCTTCGTCGCTCACTGATGTACTAAGTGTAAAAGAAAGTGTAGACCCATCACCTGTGAATGCATCAACTACTAAGTTTGCTTCTCCAGCAACACCTACTGACTTGAATACAGTTCCATCAAAATATTCCATGCCGCCAGTGCTAGTGTTAAATCTAAAACTACCAAATGTCGGAGCAGTAGGTCGGTCAGCAGTTGCGCCGCCTGGAATAACCACACTCGTAGTAGACGACGGTATTCTGTGATTTTTTAAAAATTGCCCCGAGCTTGGATTAGCAGCCATATTAGATACCAGTATACGAAATTACTGAATTTACACCTGTTGCAACATTTGCAACAGCACTAATAAAATCATTGTTACTAAGCAATAGTTTTTCGCCGCCTGCATATAGTTGATATGTGTCAGTTGATGTGATTTCTAATGATTTTGCAACACAATTAACATTTCCTACACTGTCTCCACTTGGAACAATATGTATATCTATACTAATAGTAGCACCGGTATAATTTGTAAACGCTGCATATGTAATTGCACTGTTGTCCGAGCTTGTGTACACTGTGGTATCTGAGTTTACAACTTCGGTTGTTTGAATTGCCATTTTTTAATCCTTAAAATATAATGCCATAAACGATGGCCTTGCTTTTGCTTACTAGTTCGTCGGATGTAGAGCCATCAACAAAATAAACACCAGTTCCACCACTACCTACTGTGTTTGCATACAAAACTGTGGTGTTTGCTACTGAGGCAGGGGCACTACTCTGATCAGCAAGTTGAATTGCGCCGTCAACAGCAACATTGCCGGTAGCACTAACAATTCCTGTAATTGAAAGTGTATCGGTGTCTTGGTCCCAGGTGAATTCTGCCTCACCGCCGAACGTACCTGCATTATTAAACTGGATAGCAGTATTAGGACCACCTGGCGAACCAGCCGATGCTGTCCCGATTGCATCCCAAGTGCCAGTTTCTCCACTTGCACTAGTAGCAGTGCTTAATTCCCAGCGGCCGTTATCAACACTGTATCTGATTCCAGCGTAGTCGCTTGCAGTTTTGTGAGTCAATACACCTGCATTGGCAGCATAAGTTGCTGTGTTACTACTGTTTAAAACAATAAACGGATCTGATACATTAAGTTCTTCGGTATTAATATACGTTAAGTTGCCGCTAACCACCAAGTTACCGTCAACTTCAAGAGTATCTGTATCAATGTATACTCTGTCATCAGCATTTATTGTTTCAATATAGTAATCGCCGTCAATTCTTTTTTTTGTGTTCATAATGGACCTCTAGCAGTATTTACCTTCTCTAGAAACTTGTCCATAGACATTATCCTCATATTTTGTATTTTATTAAACCTAGGCACAAATGCTGATTCTGGGCCTTCTATTCTCCAAAATTGTCTGGTGCTAAAGTCTTCAGTGAGCTTGGTGATTTGATTAATCCAATTACCCGGGTATGTTGGTGGGTCGAGCTCTTTTTTGTAAAATTTTGTATCAACATAGATATTGTTAACCATACCATTGGTAGTTCCAAAATCCATACCAATCAAGTATATGTCACTATGTCCATCAATTAACGCCAAACTGGCAGCATTTGGCCCACTGCTAAATCCTTTGTAGTCTTTAGCAAGAAACTGTCCTCCTAAATCCAGAATAGGTTTTCGGGTGTGGAATCTATGTTTTTTTGCATATCCAGAATTTTGTATTTCTTCAGCGATCGGCCTGTCAGTGGCTACCAAGCAATGAGGTGTGCACTCTTGATACAATCGATTGCATCCAAATACTGTACCGATTTCCATCAATCTTTTGGGATTAACTGCTAGTCTACTTCTGCCATTTCCTAATATAAATGCTGCACTCATAAAAAACCCCCATTGTAGTTATTACAATGAGGGTTAGTAAGTTAAAAAATTAATCTTAACCGTAGTTTGGATTCTCAATCTGTACTAGATTAATAGTTGTTGTTGAACCTTCTGCGCCTGATTTTTCGATTGTGTCATCAAGAACGTTAAAGTAGTTAACCAATACTTTTGCGTTAGCAAAGTTGATTGCATACTTGTTGGTCATACGCTTAATGCGAACTAGTGTCGAGCCTTCGTCTGCATAAGTTACTGTCATAGTGTCGGCAGTTAGTGCAGCGTCAGCCAAGTCAGATAGCACACAAACACCAATTGTGTCAGCAGTACCAGTGCCCGAACCTACACCACTTGCTGTAAATGTAGAACCAACACCTGCATCTTTGCCTGCACCGATTGCTTGCCAGTCAGTGTTGCCAAGTGCTGTAATAATATACTGGTTATTAACAATAAACGAACCGGCTGTAACACCAGTCGAATCGCCAACGAGGTATTTTGTTGAACCTTTTTGGCGGATAATATAACCCTCAGCTTCTGCTACTGTGCCAATTTTAACACGACATGTTGTTGTTGGAAACTCTCCACTTGATAGATTTGAATTACCGCCAACTTGACCAAAGTATAGCTCGCCTGCTGGTGTACCGTTTCCGTCTGGGTTGTTAAAGCCAGCGTCTCTAGTATCAGAAATTTTAATTTTGAGAGGACGTCCCATGTTGTTTTCTCCTTGTAGAAGTCCGATGTAGGTTCTAGCCTACTACGCGGATGGTGTTCCGCATAAAACGTAGTATTACGTTAGAAAAGTATTTAGCCAAAAAAACAGCACCCGAAGGTGCTGTTTTCTCCTCCCTGCACAGTGCAGGTTGTAATGATAAAGCTTATGAGAACGAAAGGTTCTGTACAGCAATTTCACCAACATAGTCACCGGCGTTGCCGAAGGACGATGCTGTGTTTGTTAGCTCAATATAGCCATAACGTGTCATAAAGGACACTACTGGCTCAAAGCTGGACGGATCAAGAACAACGCCCGAACTCATTAGCGGTACGTATGGGCAATAGAACGCTGGTGCGTCTGTTTCACTTGCGCCTTTGTAGCCAACTAGTACTGGAGTTGTGTCGCCTGCATATGAGTCGCAGAATACACGCATTGTGCCATTCAATGTACCGACAAATTTAGTATTTGTTGGTGCTTCAAATGTGCCTTCTGTTGTGCGAGCAAATGCACTTGTTGTTGCACTCTGTAGCACTGTAAGTGCAGCAGGGGAAACAACAGCATAGTTGCCTGCGCCACGGCGTGTACGCTGAGCGATCAAGTTAGCTGTACGGTTGATTAGAACTGCAAGAGCTGCATGCTCGTCACCAACAAATGTTGCTGTACCTGATACTGTGGCTTGGTTGTATGTAAACTCAGTTGCTGCTAGTGAACGTAGAGAAAGTAGGATCTCTTGGTCGATTTCAGCAGTAATTTCTTGAGCAAGTGCTGCCATGATTTCAGCTTCAACGTCAATGCCGTGCATGGCTTGTGCGTCTTGTGCTGCTTCAAATGTCCAGCGAGCTTGTAGCTTACGTGTTTTTGCTTCAACAGCTTGCTTGAGGATTTGTACGGAAATCTGACGACCACCGGAGCCTTCAAGTACTGCTGTGTTTGCACCTTGGTATGTGTTCTGTGCAGCTTGTACAACGCCTGCTGTCACTGTGGACGCAGAGGAGTAAGCTTGTGCAATTTTGAATGGACTTAGTGCTTCGTCACCAGCGGCTGTACTTGTTGCTGCTGCCGAGTTGTCTGTCATTGCATTTGCATAACGAACACGTAGTGTGTGAATTTGGCCAACTGGACCAGTCATTGGCTGAACGCCGACTAGTTCGTTAGCAATAACAGTTGGCATAACACGTCTGATAACTGGTAGGATAACACGGTTAAGTGTTGCTACGTTACCAGAAGAAGTTGAACCTGCTGTTGCATTCTCTGCCAAGTGCTTACGAGTGTTTTCTAGGATAACACCCATTGTTGAACGGCGTGAACCTTGAAGGCCTTCTAGGAGGGCTTCCTTGGTCTCACTCCATCTGTTTTCTAGTAGTTCTTGTGACATTTCTGTCTCCTTTTTCTTTTTTAAAGCCCTGCTAGGCGCTTAAGATCGATAACGTTATTAACGTTGTTTGTTTCGGATCTTTGTTGTTCGGCCTTAACAGTTTTGTTACCAGTAGATTCAACAAGTGCTTCAGCTTTTTTAGTTGCTTTAGCTTCACTGAGTACTGCTGGCAAGTACTTCTCAAATGCGTTCTTTAGACGAGATGTTTGAACGTTTTCAAGAAGATTAATCATTACTTCTCTCTTTTCATCGTTAAGAGGCGAAAGTAGTTCGTCTAATGTAGCTTCTCGCTCATTAGCTTCACGAATGATTTTAATTTCATGATTTTTACTCTCAACAAGCTTTGCGGCTTGTTTTTGAGCGTTAACGGCTTCTGCCAACTTAATGTCTTTATCTTCAATAGTAGCTAATAGTTTGCGTACTTCTGCATTCTCATTGAGATGAGTAGCACCAAACTCTGTAGCATATGCTTCAAATATACGGCGACCAAAATTGTTCTCACGAGCAATTTTGATATCCTCTTTAAGTTGACTTAATTCTTGCGTAAGATGAGTAGCAACAGTTGTTGACATCTTTTTAGCAGATTCTTTTACAAATTTACTTTTTAGACTATCAAGTTGTCCACGTGCTTCGCTGACAAGCTTTACTTTAGTTTCAACTAAGTCTTTCTTGTCTGCTGCGAATTCCTTGATTTCTTCGGCCAAAGCACTTACAATAAAAGATTCTAGCTTACCAAAACCTTCTGCTTGTACTTTACGGTCTGTGCGTAGTTCGCGAAGCTCTTCTGAAAGTTTTGATACCATAAAGTTATTAAATTTATTAGCATTTTCTTTCATTGCTTTTGCGGCTTTTACACGGTCCTCTGCAAGTGCCTTTTTCTCTTCGTTAAGTTGAGCAATTTCTTCTTGCAGGCCTTCTGTTACCATTTTATCTAGGGCTTCTACCATCACTGTTTTATCATGATCATAGCGTTGTGCAAACTCCTCACGAAGTTCTGCACGAACTGTTTCTTTGGTCTCATTCAACTTTGCTGCCCATTGTTCAGCAATAGCATTACGAGTATCCTCATTAACCAGGTCGCTATCTAGTAGTGGTTTAATAGCATCTAACATGCGATTCTCCTAAATCTTTAGGTCCCTAATCAGACGAGATACTTCGTCTGTTAGGTACTTCTGTACTCTGTCGTTTGACCCTGACTCCCTGGCCATTTCGAGAACTGCATGACCATGTTTCATGTTCAAAAGTCCTTCGTAAATAGCTTTAGGGTAAGCATTTGGAGCACTGGGTTGTGCGACTACATCGACAGTAACAATTTCAAAGTCACTGACGTGTCCGTTATGTGGATCTACATTACCCGATCCACGACTAGATACTCCCAGTCGCACACCTGACTGAAGCATAGTTTTAACTAGCTCGCCCATTGGTGTTGGAAGTATTTTTAGTTTTCCGTATCCATTTGGACCGTCCATCCACATACTAGTAATCATGTGACATACACGGTCTAAATTAATCTTAAGGTCATCCGGGTGATCAACTTCACCAAGGACGCTATTGCCTTCTTTGATCTGTTCATTAAGAGTTTTAACTGCGTTAGAAATCTCACTCACAGGGTATATTCGCTCATTAGCGTTCTTAACACCACCTTGTATGCAGATGCCTTCCATAAAGAGTTCCTTACCGTCTTTCCCTTCAACGAGTTGAATTTGTGCGGTTTCGAAGGTAAGGTTTTCTCTAAGATAAAGAGCCATACTTGGTTATCCTTTTAGTCAATAACGCTTTTGGTGTTCACACCAGACGCTTGTGCTAGTTGCGGTTTTGGCGCAGCTTTCATGTCTGGTCTTGTTGTGTTACCTTGGTCTTGTGCTTTTGGAGCAGGGCGACCTTTTTCTGGAGCAGTGTCTGTGTCAACTGGTTTTGCTACAGCACCTTTTGCGCCACTGTTGGCAGCCACAGTACTATGTGTTTGAGTACCAGCTGGTTCAGTAGTAACAGCTTTAGGAGCAGCAGTTAGGTCAACATTTTCTTCTAGACCTTCCATTTCCATGTCAACTTCGACTGTTTCGTCGTCCATGTCCATTTCTTCGTGGTCATCTTCAACATCATCAATGTCGTCAGTGTTGTCGTCGACTTGACCCATGAGTTCTTCAAACTCGGACATAAGTTCGTCTAGTTTGTCTTCTAGACCAACAACACGATCTTCGAGTTCTTCATCGTCGTCATCATCTTCAACGTCGACCATCATCATTTCTTCATCATCATCTTCAAAAGTGACGCCTTGTTCTTCGGCTTCAATTTCGTCGATAAGATCGTCAACTTGTGATCCACCAAGTTCTGACTCTTCAATGGATTCGTCCATTTTGTCATCATACTCGATGTCTTTTTTAACTTCATCACCAGCTTTTTCAGCATGGTCATCTTTTTCTGCGTCTGATTCTTCAGACATGATGTCTTCATAGATTGTTTTAGATTGCTCTACAACGATCTCATGAAAGAGAGCTTTTGCTTTATCTTCTTCGTCGTTAATAACGAATTCGATAAGTTGTTCAAATTTGTTCATATTGGTTCCTCCAAAGTATGGGCTCAGTATAATATTTAACATAGATACTAAAAACTATGCAGTTATAGGAGTAAAATGGGTAGAAAACGATAAATTTATTAGACTAAAAGAAAAATTCTAATAAAGTATCACATTTGTGGCGGCGCTGGTGCATATTGTGCTTGCACTTTTTTCAGCTCTTCTTTTTTTTCATAATTTCGCATGTCATACATTTTGCGCAATTTTGAAATTTGTTTAAGAGTTAGTTTAGTTTTGCGCAGTTCGCCGAGTTGCGGTGTAGAATTGTCATCCTCTACATCTTGGTACCCTTCTGGTGCTGCTTCAAAAAATTCAAATAGTTTCATAATAATATTTATCCAAAATCTATATTCGGAAGGTCAATACGACCAGCGCCTAGAACTGCCCCTTTTGAGCAGTTTCCTATACAAGTATTGTGACAGGTTTTTATACTATCAAAACTATTTTTAAGTTTAAATTTATAAAAATCTGACTGTGCAATATCACTTATACTGTGCATATTCAAATTTATATCGTCGAGATTGCCAATTATTTTTCTAAAAAGCCTGTCAGACATTGTGTTTTTCCAAGTTGTACCAGACGTCATGCAGCACGGCAATACATACCCTTCGTGATTTATGTACATATCTCCATGTTGATTCCAGGAGCATTGAGGACTTGTAAACGTGTCGGTACTATTTGCTATGTTATGTGACTTGGTAACAAATTTTATACCGTCGGCCATTTCTAAATCATACTGAAACTCTCCGTCGATATACACAGGCCAAATATTGGTTCCAAAGAAATTTCTATTAGAGTATTGAACTTGAAAGTCTATAAATCCAAGATCTTTTGCTAATTGCCTAGCTTCTTCGATTTGATGTTGATTGTGTTTGAAAACTATGTATTTCCAAGTTGCATTTCCTCCGGCTGAGATAAAACTTTTTGCATTTTCGATGGTTTTTTCCCAGTTAGCATTTATTCTATAAATGTGATTTGTATCCTCTAATCCATCTAGTGCAAATACAACATGCACATTCTTATAGGCTGCTATCTCTGAAAACCACTTTTTATTACGGATACTTCCATTGGTATTAATGTCGACCCTGTCGATGTCTTTAAAAAAGTCAATAAAATTTCCAATTTCAGGATTCATTACTGGATCGCCATAATCGCCTTCAAACTTCATATATTTTAAGTTAGGCAAATACTTTAAATCGAAATTTTTTGAAAAATTATCAAAACTTAAATGCCCTGGAGTAAGATTTTTATCCAAAAACCCATTTTCGTCAAATCTAGGACATTGTGGACAATGCAAGTTGCAAAAACTAGATGACTCGATTGTTAGTTGTTTAATTTTATTTAAATCTAAGAACATTTGCTATTAAACCAGTGCCACATAGGCGTATAAAAATCTATACGCACTTCGCCGTTAAGTCCAATAAAACCGTAAAACTCGTCAGTTAAGGTTGGACCATTTTGATTGTTGTTACTACCCACGTGATAGTAACAGGGATTTCCGTTAACGTATAAATCAGTTACATCAATTTCATCGAGTACAATTTTCTGCACAATTGCATGAACATTGTAAACAATGTTGCCTTGTTCGTCAACAATTGTGTGTTCTTCAGTTTTCCCCCGCATTACTACCCGAATACATTGGTCAGCGTGTTCGTCAGTATCTTCATATTCAATGGTATATTGTGTTACACCTTCATTAAATGAATTACTTGCAACAAGTTTATTGTTTTGATATACATCAATGAAGATACTTGTAACAGTTTCACTGCACTCAATGTCTAGTGTTGATAACATTCGTTATACTAAAGGCGTTTCTGCTGCAACTGCACCAGGATCGATGTCCACATCAATTTCCTCACCGCCTGCTTCGATGTCACCGCCGGTTTCAATATCTGCATCAAAATCAGCAGGACTAACACCGACTGTGCGTAAATCTTTGCCCATTGGATCAAGTTCACTTGGTTGCCCAGTTTCTTCACTCCACAATTTCGAGTTTTCTTGCAACTCGTCGTCAGTGAGACCCAGGTAACGTTTCATAAGAAAACGCTTGCTCATGTAGGGAATTTGCTCTAATGTGCTAAACGCTTGCATACGAGTTGTATCAAGTTCAGCTTGACGATAACTAGCAAAATTCTGTGGCGGTGCAAACTTGATGCTAAACAACCCGCTGTCAATGTTAAAGCCTCTCCAGCGCAAAAACATTTTAAATTCATCATCAAGTTTTTGACAAATTTGCTTTTGCAGTCTTTCGCAATACTGATTAAATCTATATTCTTGTATAAGTGCAGTACCAACACGACCGTCGTTCATTGGTCGATCACTGTCGTCTGGGCCAGTCGGAAGGTAGCTGCTAGGAACACGAAGTCCTCTGCACATCTTGTTGTTAAAGTATTTTAAATCGTCGATTTGTCCAAGGTTTTCGCCTCCTGGTAGTGTTTCAACTTTTGATCCTCTACCTTCTGCTGTTTGTGGAAAGAAGTAATCTTCGTTGATTGACAATGGATTGTATGTAGTATCCATTGTAGTACCAGCTTGCCCGCCTTGTTGATTGGGAATACGTCTTTGGTGCACTTCATTTTTAACACGTTCAACAAACTGCATAGCAAGGTGACTTGGCATGTTGCCTACATCAATATAAAATACTCTACGTTCTGGCGCACGTTGCACACGATAAATTAGAATCGAGTCTTCAAGTAACTCTTTTTGCTTGAATACTTTGAAAATCATTTCAAGTATACTTTGACTAAACGGCCAATAAAAATCCAAGCCTTCACTAAGTCCAAGGTGTACTATGTTTTTAGCATCAATTACTGTTTCGTTTATAGTGTGTTCAAATCTACTTTGCCCACCTGCAAGAGGTGCATTTGGGATAGTGTAGTTTGAATTTGATCCGCCGCTGCCGCCAATTGACCCTGCATTAGGATTTGATCCATAGTCTGTGGTGCTTTTAGGAGCAATGCTTAAATTTTGAAAGTTGGGATTGATATCACGAATAACGTATTGTTCAGGTTTCTTGCCTTCGTTTTCATTGACAATAACTCTTACTACTTTGGTCATGTCAACCCAGTATAGTTCAAAGGTTTCTGGATCTCTAACAAAAACTTGATCGCCGTACTTCAACGTGTTACGGAAAAGACGGAATATACGTTGATCAAACTTGTTGAGTTTAGTCCACTGTTGTAGTTGTTTTCTAATAATCTCAATTTCGTTGTTTGTAGGAGTATCAGTGTATTCAACTTCAAACGGTGTGTTGTTGCTTTCATTGGTTTGTGTTGCAAACTCAGCAATGATATCTAAACATGCATTGATTTCACTGTCGCAATCCATATTTTCATACTGATTGTAGCGTTCAATTCTGTTAGGGTGACCTGAATACACTTCAGGCAAGTGACTTTGGTAATTCTTAAAACCAAATTGGCCGCCTTGACCATTTGATCCTTGAGTAGACCGTCCGCTAATAGGCGAAAGTTGCCCACCTTCGTTGCCTACCACTTTAAAGTATTTTTTCCATCCGGCCATGTATTATTTTTCCAATATGCACATTGTGACACAAGTATTTATCACCCTTGCCTGGCCCGCTGTAGTATCTGCTCACTGGTACGATTAGCACGATCCATTGCAGTTACAATTTCAGTTAACTTTTCAATGGTTAGATCTGACACTTCTTTTCTTGCTAAAGTGTCTGCTTTAGAATTTGCCAACTGACTGTTTGCTACTGTGAGATTTTCATTTAATACATCTGATAGACTTCCACTGGTTCTTAACGTGCCACTAGGGCCTGCTGTTGAAGATGTAGCATCTGATGTTCCTGGCGGAGCATATTTTCTTCTACTTTCCTCAAATAGTTTTAATAAATCACCATTGCTTCCATAATCTGGTGTTGCACCTGATGGCAAAGTACCTGCACCCCCAGTTGTTGTTCCGTTATTTCCAGATGCATTATCAATAAATCTTCCAAATCCAAACATCTTTTTGATGTTTTCCCAGGTTTCTGCGTTTTGTTTCCTTGAGTTATCAAGTCGTTCTTGAATTTGCTGTTGTGCAGCGGCTCTTTCATCAGGGGACATATTTGTGTAATCTACAATTCCAGTCCCAATATCTGGCATTATTTGTTCAGAAACTGCTGACTTTAATCCGGCTAGTCCACCAGTGCTAAATGCTTCGAGCATTAAAAACATTTCTTCGTTTGTTCTTTGCACAATTCTTGCAAATTGTTCAATCGCTGCGGCAGCTGGGCCCATAAGCTCTTTAGCCATTTTGTCAGCTTCAATTGCTGCCCGTTGTAAAGCGACTTGTGCAGAAATTAGATCGGCAGTTGTGGTGTCTGTTGCTGTTGTTAAACTATCTTGCGATGTTTTTAATGCGTCTAAGTCGTCTGCTGTTAAATTAGCACGTTGGGCCACATTAAACATGCCTTCAAAAACTGCATCCATTGGTGTACCAAGGCCGACCAATCTAGCAATTCCTGCTGATCCTCCTAGAGAATCAAATCTATTGTTGATGCCTTGCATGATTAATGATGTTGCATCAAGATCACTTATAGTACCTGCACGTAGTGCAGCAACCGCAGCAACACCTTCTTGTCCAGCTGCAAGAACAAATCCTTGCGCAGCTTCGGTTCCTAAGTTTCCTGCCATTGCATCACGCAAACCATCGGCAATTTCTTTACTTGCAACAGTTTCAATAGCTGCTGATGTGGTTTGCATAGCTAGTGCAGCTCGTTTTCCTTCTTCGCCGCCCAATCTTTCTTGAATGTCAGCTGCGGCACCCATTAGACGTATGTTGCGTGTTTGTGCATCCATTATAGCTTGTTGATCGTCAATGCTTCTACCGGTTATTCTTGACAGTGTGGACAGTTTACGGATGTATTCTTCGCTGCCTTGTGCAAGTTCCCTAGCCGACATTGCTTCCACTCTACCAGTTCTTGCTTGCAACAACAAGTATTTTGATGTTAGTTCATTTTGCTTTTCAGCGCCCACACCCAAAGCTATCAAGCCTTGTCTGAATGGTTCCATGTCTGCAGAAACTCGAGAAAATCTTTCAATACCTTCGCTTGCATCGCCAAACGCAAATGCAAGACCTTCGGCACCTTTGGACGCTACAGTACTAAACTGTGTAAAACTAAGTCCAGCATCGATGCTCTGATTCATTATCTCGGTTAACCCGCCAGCAGTTAATCCACCAACTTGCCCAATTGTGCGAAATGCTTCACTTGCACGTTGTACTTCGGCTGTTAGTTGCGGACCTACTGTAGTAAGGATGTCAGAAACTGCTTCGGTGATTGCAGCAGCAAACTTGCCTACTGCATTGATTGCGCCGCCAATAACGCCGCCAACAACAGGAATACCGTCAGCAAGCCCGCCTAGTGCTTCACCGGCTACTCCTGCTATTTTTCCTGTTGTCTTTAGTGCCGAGCCTGCCAGGTTTATTGACGGGTTTAAGCTGGTAAAGTCTTCCCTGCTTTGCCTAACTGCACTGGCTGCTTCTGCAAAAGACGATCCGGCTTTAACAGCGCCGACTGCCATTTTGCCTACTGCGGCAGTTCCTTTACCAACTGAATTAGCAAACGACTCTTGGGAAGATATTATTGCTTTGTACTTGTTTTGAACAACGTTTAACTGAGTGTTGATTTTATTCCATTGAGTACTACCTACTTGCTGGCTGTTAGCCAGTTGCAACATAGATTGTTGCAAACGAGAGATTTCATCATTCAATCTCTGTAGGTCTTGATCATCAAACTCTGCCATTAAATTCTTACCCGTTTTTACGCTGTATAAGTACAGTATCATATATTTATGGTAGGAAAAAACATGGATCACAACAACCCGAACCCACTTGCAAAACACTTCAGGCAACCTGCAATTTATGTTACGTTACCAAGCAATGGAATGTACTACGACGAAAATATTCTAGTAATGCCAGAGAATAAAGAAATTCCAATTTATCCAATGACAGCACTGGACGAAATTGCATACAGAACTGCTGATGCATTGTTCAATGGCGCTGCTATTGCCAATGTAATAAAAAGTTGCATCCCTGCTTTTGTAGATCCTTGGAAGGTCAGCACACTTGATTTAGACACGTTGTTGATTGCTATAAGGATTGCAAGTTACGGACACGAAATGGAATTTACCAGCAAGTGCCCGGAGTGCAGCGAAACTAATGAGTTTGGTATTGATTTGAGAAGCATCATGGATCGAATCAAAACTCCAGATTTTTCAAAACCAGTTGTCAACGGAGACATTGAAATACATTTCAAACCGTTGACGTACACAGAACAAAACCGTAACAACATGTTGCAGTTCCAAGATCAAAAAATGTTGGAAGCATTACCTGATGCTGAAATTGACGAAGCCGAAAAGCTTAGATTGCTAACTGAAGCATTCCAAAGTCTCAGCGAGCTTACTGTAAATGCAATCAGTGACAGTATTAGCATGATACAAGCAGGCGATGATATTGTAGTAGACAAGGAACACATCACAGAATACATTAAAAACTGTGAATCAAAAGTTTTTTCAAAAGTACGCAAAAAAATTGAAGAAATTAAAAAACTAGGCGAGATTGAACCTCTCAGTATTACTTGTGCTGATTGCAAGCACCAATATGAAACGCCGTTTACTATGAATGTTGCAAATTTTTTCGAATCAGGCTCTTAACATCAGCTCCAGACGAGATTGAAGCAATCGTCGAGAAGATGGAAAAAGAAGTTAAGGGCCTAAAAGAGGATATGATGAAGATATGCTGGTACATGCGTGGCGGTATTAGCTATTCTGAAATCACACAGATGAGTGGCCCAGAACGAGACATCTTGGGAAGCATCATCAAGGGCAACCTAGAAACAGCAAAGAAAACAGGAAGAGACTTTTGGTAATCGACGAAGTAAAAGCCAACATCGAAGAATGGTTGATCAACTTCCTCGAAGTTCCGCATCCTGCATTAGGCAATTGGTCACCATGCCCGTATGCTAGAAAAGCACGACTAGCCAACAAATACAGTGTGCGCATAGGTACTTCCTTGGCACAAGACATGATAGATGTTGCTAAAGAAGGTATGGGCGACCAAGATGTGTACATTTATGTGTACAATCCTAATGATTACGATCCTGAAGAATTTGAAGACACAATTGATAATATCAACGAAGAAACACTAGTACCCATTGACATGTTAGCATTGTCAGACCACCCAAGTGTCCCTGAAGTAGTTAATGGTGTGAAATTCAATCACGGAAAGTATGCACTAGCACTAGTACAAAGTCGCAGCAAGTTACACAGTCATGCAAAGATATTAGGTAAAAAAGGTTTCTACAACGGCTGGGACGAAGAGTATCTTACTGGTCTATTTTCAAATCGTGAAGATCCACGACTTTAGAATTTAACAGCTTGGTGTCTCTTTTGCACAACCACACATAGTGATCAACATCAGTGCTCCAATGCTGCCCGGTCCACCACTCAAATCCATCAACTCGGCTTTTGTAAGTGCATATTTTTTCATACCCACTTCCCATGTACACATATGAATATCCAGATTGTTTAGCCCATGCAATTTCGTGCTGCATTGTGCGTTCGCCCAACCGCAAATGCGGCTCATTATAGTCCCACGCAAATAATGCTGTTTCGATGCTGCCAGGGCTGTATCTACGTAGCTTGCTCCATGCTACTAACTCGTCATTGTTGTGATACCGAACATAGATATCCCAACTGAGTTGATCATCTAGTGCGTACATTTTTTTAAAGCCTTTTTTCAAACAGTAGGCATTGTACACATGATCCATTTCACTTGTAGCACTGTCGGTGATTTGGTAATTGTCTATTAGACTATAATCAGTGTTGGCAACATTTACTCTGGTACTGCGGCTTTGATACCAAACTTTTTTACCTTTATCTACTGTTACTAGCCACCCTTGTGACAACGCTTCATCGTGTTCACTGGTGTCAACATCAACTAGGCTTGGTATATTGTAGATTATATCAGCTTGACTCAATGTGCCAAAAACATTATCGAATACTATTTTCATTACTAACTATATATAGAAATAAGGAAACCCAATGGACATTTACACTATCTACTCTGACGTCAATGAAGGCGTTAATGCACACGAATTCGTAACTAAAATGAGTGCGTTCCTAGATGAACTACCTACATTGCACAGCTATCGCATCACTAGAATGAAACTTGGATTTCGTAGTATGGACTTGCCAGAGTTTCGAATTGACATGGAATTTAAAAACATGCAAGATCTCGACGATGCAATGAAACATGTAGTTACAGACACAAATGACATCGAAGTTAAGCACCATGCATTCAATCAACTGGTTGATGTGGAAACTATACAACATTTTCTGTATAGAGACTTTCCAGACCAGTACTAATGCGCATCCTGCTGTTAAATGATACTTCTAAATATCACAGCGGATGCAAACAGGTAATTAAAAACCTTAAATTACAAATGCAACCACATACTGCTGTAGTTAGCATTCCAGTGACTGTACCCTATATACAATACAACGACTGGGATAATATTGATGCTGTTGTTGTTAACGGCGAAGGTACTATGCATAACAATCGTCAAGGTGCAGTTAGCTTACTAAACTTTGTAAACTTAGCCCAACAACAAAATAAACCCACAGTGCTGCTGAATTCAATTTGGCAGAACATGGACACTAGTTGGAAAAGTGTAACCGATAATTTGCAGCAATGGAGCGTAAGAGATGTGTATAGCCAAAAACACGCTCAACACGATTTTGGAAGAACTCCAGATTTATACCCAGACATTAGTTATATCAATTGCCCACAGGTGTCAACTGTTGAAACACAACACAACATCACACTAGGGCAATATGCATTTGACAGTATACACAACCACACTAAACACACGCAACGAATAAACATATTCAAACAATCATGGCATGATGTAGTTAATCAGTTGCGCAACAGCAATCTATGTGTTACTGGACGCTTTCATGAGGTTATGGCATGTATCTGTGCAGAAACACCATTTGTTGCTGTTGAAGGTAACAGTTGGAAAATGCAAGCACTCATTGCAAGTGCTGGTGCAGATATACCTGTACTCAAAGATTTTCCAATTAACTTACAAGATGTTGAGCATTTTTCCAGAACATACCATTTAGAATATGCTAAAGTATTTAAGTGGCATAAACAAACAATATCAAAGTTTTCTTTAACATTATAAGATGTCTAAAGACATCTATTAATTCGCTGTCGCTCTTAATAGTTTTTTTATACAAGTGATTAATATTATTAAGCACGAGAGAATCGAGTGTTTCATTATCATCTAGATTTTTTGGTCATACTTGCCCTTGCACAGGGCAAGCATAACCGAACATACATCATCATCTGAGTCGTGTCAGTCACTTGAATAAAGAGATTTGCAATAGTTACAACGGATGCGGTTACGCTTTACACCCTACTCTAGCCTTGTCTCGCAACGGAGCCCTGTGATATACTCATTCAAGCAAATATATCGAGAGCACAGGTTGTATCTGTTTCACAGAGCCTGTATCATTTTAGCCTTAAGTTAGCTTGTCCTTGGAACTCACTATATCTGTTCATGCAATTACTACATGTTCTCATAGTGGGTCGAGGTGCCTCGACCAAACAATGTTCCTATAATAGCTGAGAATTTTAAAAGGGAAATTTAAAAAGAAGTTTGAGCATTGCTCTGTTTGTTTGCCTGTGCATAGTGTTTATGCGAATGTTTTGTATGTAGTAAATTTATGTATATAGTAAAGCATTATGTTAATTTTGTAAACTGTCTAGTAGTTCTTTTGCATACTTTTGGTGTGTTAACGGACCAGGATGCATGTTGTTTGTGCCTAAATCTAAAAACTCTTCGTGTAAACCCGGTGTATTATTGAAATTTGGTATAAAATGTCTAATAACATTATACGGCTTGTTAAATAAAAAGCGATCTAATGCGCTATTTCCGGGAAACATGTTGTAACATTTTAATGTAGCACCAATTTTCTTGCAATAGTTTTCTACTTGCAAGATTGAACACAACTGGCGGTGTAGATTGTTTTCAGAAAAAAGCTCATAACGTGAAAAATGTAATTGTTTTGATAGTTTTAAATTTTCTTTTGGCCTTGGGGGCCAACCGGGTCTTATAAAATGTAATTCACCTTCGTGTACGTGGTAAAAACGTTCCCAGTGTGTTATACCCCAAACAACAATATCTCCGGCAATAATATTGCTTCTAAGTATTTGGTCAGCTGACCAAGAAATATCAGTTCCGCCTTTTGCAATATTTGCAACTGGCATATCTAAGTGCTTACCTAACAGATATCCGTAGTTTTCTGTTTTACTTACACCAGTTGCAGAACTAAAACTGCATCCTGCTACCCATAACTGATTTTGGTCGGTTTGTCTTTCTTTTATCTCTGGAATTGTGCAATGCAACCCATTAATGTGTTCGAGACCAGTTGTTTTTGTAAAATTACTTCCGTGTAATACTAGTGGCTCGAGTACATATTTTTCGTTTTCGTTGTACAAACTATTATCTGTTTCCCAACCGTGTTGTGGAGAATAGTGCACAATGTTACTAGCCATTATACAATTCCATATCTGTAATTCTGCATTAGGCAAATCTGCTATGCTTGTATAACCGCTTTCTGGTGAATCAAGCCAAGATAAGTAGTTCGAACCATTAACTAGCACACTGGTTGGGTCAACATATTTTGCCAATCTTGCCAGGTATTCGTTGTTACTTCCAAGCCAAAGTTGCTTCATTCTTTTAGTATTCCTTTTTGGTGCACACGCACTTGTATGTGCCCGTTGTACCAGTCTTTGCTTTCTAACACTCGATGTGAAAATTGTTCTCTAGCTTCGATGTAGCTAAGTTCGCTTTTGCTGCTACACCAAAACATTATTTCACGTTTAAACTTGTCCTTGCCTAGCAACTCTACATCGGCTGACAGTGCATCACTACTTCCATAGTAGTCTTTCCAGTCGCTTTCCACAGTGTATCTACGTTTGTTAACTCTGCCTTTAAGTGGCTTTCGGCTGCGTTTAAACTGTGCAAGTTTCTTACCAATATACTTTCGGTTGTTTGTTGTGTTTGTAATCAAATATACAAACCCAATTGCGCCCTCTGGGATGTCCTCTACTTCGGTGTCTTTGTAATACCATGTCATATAAACATTTATCAGATTATTTCCACATCGTTACTATAACTTGTAAAGCCGTTTTCCTTAACAACTTTAAGCAAGTTATTCACACGACCTGCAAGTTCATCCTTGTGTGAAACAAGCCATATACTCTTGTTTCGCTCTCGTGCCATCTTTTTAAGTAGTGCTAAACTTGCTTCAACACCTGATGTGTCCATACCCGAATCAACTAACTCGTCGATGAACAACAAGTTAATCGAGCCATACAGGCTTTCCCAAACATCACGAAACGCCCAGCTCATGCTGAGGATAAGTCTGTTGCGCTCACCACGTGACAAGTTGTCAAAGTCCAAGTCTCTACCCAGCTCCTGGATCTCTACTGTGAGATCGTTTTGGAATATAACAGTGTGTGGCAAACCTATACGATCTAGATAATGTGTTAATCTAGAATTTAAGTAAGAAAGATTTTGGTCAATGATGCGTTTCCTAACAAAGCTATCTTTGTTTGTTAGCAACTTTAGCAGGAAGTCTTGATGTTCTTGCAATCGTGTTAAGTCGTTTACTTTTTCGTAACTAATTTCTTGCAACGCCGAAGTTTCCATATCGGCTATTTGCTCAACATAAGGATCAGTTTCGTCCTTCTTGTTTTCTAGTTGTGTTTCAAGGGAGCTTAGTGTTGATTTGTGGTTGTGTGCATCAGTTAGGTTGTCGTAGAATGTCTTGGGCTTTGCAGGCACATCTTTCTTCTCGATTAACAGTGTGGCAATGCCTTGCTCTAATTCTGTTAGGAAGGTAGCTGCATCTTGATGTTCTTTTTTTGCATCAATCATTTGTTGTTTGTGTGTTTCGAGGTGATCAACACTTTGTCCACATGCGCTACAAGTACCATCTTCGATGCTGTCAATTGACTTTTTAGTTCTTTTGAAATCTCTATCAGCTCGGCTAACTTGTGCCTGTAGCGCAGCAATGTCTTTTTGTAATTGCGATTGCTCGTTATCAATCACTCTCCAGTTAACTAACTGTTCGTGTGCTTCGAGTTCAGATTCGATATTAACATGTGCTAAATCACTAATAGCACGTTCAATGTTGACAATTTCTTCTTTGTTTTTATTCAACCAAAGAGTTTGTCTGCGTTTAAGTGCATCAACTTGCTCGCCAATTTTTTCATTGGCATTTTGTAATGCCCGAATTGACATTTCTTCTTCTTTGATTAAGTCTTTGGTGTTTTTGCTTAGTTCTTTGATTTTATCAGCACGTTCACTGAGCAATGTAATGCCCAGTAGTTGCTCGATTATCTCACGTTGATCGTTTGTTTTGAGACTCAAAAACGGTTCGGTGTACGTGTTTAGTGCTACCAAGTGTTTGAACATGGTGTGACTCATATTCAAAAGTTTGTTGATAGCACTTTGTGTTTCTCTACTATCGCCTTGTGCATTGTCATCAGCTTCTTGTTCGCTGTTGTTGATATAAAACTTCAACACATTAGGACTACGACCACGTTCGATTCTATAGCACTTCTCTCCCATACAAAAGTCTAAACTGACCAACATACCTTTGCTGTTAGTCTTGTTGATTAGATTGTTGCGTTTGATATTAGTAAGTGCTTGACCGTACAATGCATAGCTAAGTGCATTAATAATAGTAGTTTTACCAGTTCCGTTGCGACTTCCGTCACCGCCAAGATCAAGATTTTCGCCTAGTACCAATGTAAGGTCTTGTCTGTCAAAGTTAATTGCTTGTGTGGCATTACCTACACTCATGAAGTTCTTGACAGTAAGGTCTTTGAGCTGAATCATATAGCTGACAATCTTTCTTTGACTTTTTGTAATTCGAGTTTTTCTAAATTCATAACTGTTGCGAAGTTCGAATCTAAAACATCTTTATATTGTAACACAGCATTGCGCACTTCGTCAAGTGGTAATGTCACCAATCGATCAATCTCGGATAGTATAGCTTTCATGCGATCAATTGGATCAGTGATGCTATCATACGTTTCATCTATAAAAGTACTAAACGTTTTGAATCCTTTGGTTTTTAAAAACTTCAAAGTATTTGCAGGACCAACAACTAGGAACATTCGTTTATTAACAATCGGTCTGAGTATTTTTTCTGTAGTAGCGGGATGCGGATAGGCAAATACAGTTTCGGTAACAATATCAATACCAATTTTTTGATACATTTCTTGCTGCAAGGATGAAACTTGATAATCGTCGAGTCTGGTCCAGTCAGTTGGATTACCAGTAATCAATGGATCTTTAAAAGATTTTCCATCAGGATTAGTTGCTAGTTCACCGTAGTAATTCCAGTTTTCGTTTTCTCTAGCTTTCGTATTGGTATAGATTCTAACTTTCATATTGCTAAGATTGGTCTGCAGATTTTTGATATTGATATGAAGTAGCAATCATATCAAAATAATTGTGTTTTTTAATATGATTGTATAGTGCATTTCGGTGTACCCGGCTAGACCCCATCATTGATAAACCATGTTTTTCAATTTTATCACTGTTTATACTAATGTCGTCCCATTTGGGATTTTCTAGGCAATTATTACTAAATGCTGCTATACAATCATCAAACACAATAGGTAGATCGTACTGGTGAAGTGCATCAGGAATCAACAGCTTAAATTCATCAATATACCCTGGGTTATTTGTGAATATTATTGTTCGTCCCATTGATATATCAACTTCTTGGAATGTCCGAACTAGGTTAAATGTTGTTAAACTGTATCCACAATGTGGCAGATAGTATTGTGGATCAAAGTGTTTGATTACATAAAAATCCTTAGGTTTATAAGCTTGTTTTCTTGTTTGAATCAATTTGTCTCTGAGTAGATTAAAATCTTGATCAAACGTTTTAACATTGAATATATCAACGATATCGATATTCTCGTTAAGTGTGTTGATAAAGTTTTTATTCAAATCACAAACTCCTATAAATTTCTAGCAAAAGTTTATTGTCGTAAAACTCGCTGTCAATTGCAATAATCTGCTCAGTAATAATTTGATCAACACTTTCAAACTTAATATCACCGGGATTCATTTCTTCTTCTAGTGCACTTTGCTTGTTAGGAATCAATGCCATTTCTCGCAATTGGTACTTGGTAATGTATTGCTCTTTGATGTAGTTTGCTTCTTCGTAAGAAATTTCAATATCCAAGTTAACACGAACATGCATTCTTGGTTTGAGTCTCTCGTCGGCAAAATCGATTACGTCACTTAGATTCATAACGCTGTACAACGGCTGATTGGGCCAAGAAACGTATTCTTTGGTGCCATCCCAATCTAGTATCATCACTCCACGCTGATCATCGCCGGCATCAGAGAAGTTATGCGGAAATGCATTGCCGATGTAGTTGATGTTGTTTTTCTTTTGACGCAAATGAAAGTGCCCACTAAAAACTTCGCCGTACCCAGTAAAGTGTTCTGCATTGATATCGCCATGATCCGGCATCTCTACCATTGCATTCATCTTAAAGTGGGGAAGTTCAAAGTGTCCAAACATATACTTGGCACTGGCATTTTTAACACGTTTATAATCATCACCAACCAGCCACGGAACAAGTATAACATCGTCTTGTTCAAACCATTCGTTGTGAATGTGCACATTTGGAATATGCTGTGCCCACTCGTAGCTGTAAATGTCACGCTTGTCTCTATAGTACAAGTCGTGGTTGCCTGTGATAAAATGTGTGTTGTTGAAACCTGAACTTAGCTTTTCTAATGCTCTTAAACTATGATGCATCGTTTGCAAACTCAAACTTGCTCTATGGTGATGCCAATCTCCCATAAAGATGCAAGTTTCACAACCGTGCAGTTTGCCCTGTTCTACTGCCCACTCAACAAACTCCTCACAATCTTGATTGTGGAGAGAGCTGTTACTTTTCATGCCAAAGTGGATGTCAGTAAAGACCAAGGCTTTTTTGAACAAACCCATGTATACGTCCTTATTTGTTTTTGGTTGCTTTGGTTTCTGCAATAAAACGTTTTGATTCTGCTGAGTTGTTAAACTGTCGTGTCCAACTTGGATTCAACCCTGCATTTTCTAGAATATCATCACGAATGTTTTGATTTTTCTTTTCAATGTTTAGTACCCTAGTAAAACTGTTGGTAATAGCAGCGGTATAGTATGCAAACGGATTTTGAGATTTGCTTTCGTCAAATTGCAATCCAATTTGGCTGAGTTGCAACAATGCCTGGCCACGCATTTCTTCGTTGTAAGTATACCCACGCCAGTTTGAACGTGTAGCATAGCGTTCGCACAACTTGATAAACATGTGTGCTAGTTTGTCTGTCATTTTACCATGATCTTTTGAGAAGTGACCATTGTCTAGTCCGCCGACCCAGTGACTTTTGCCCACAACATACGGAACTTTGTTGTCGTCAATCATGTAATGCCAAAATGGTGGAAAATTCAACTTTATATAGTTGAGATCTTGTTCTACTTCGGTCATAAGCTCTTGTAGCCCGTCGTCGGAATAATCAACATCATCCATTTCTAGAATTTCTTCTAGTTTGGATTTCTTCTTTTCTTGGGCTTTAGTTAGCTTTTTTGGCACCATTGGGATATGATCCCAAGTGGTAATGCGAAATACAAGCTCTTGGTTGCTGAGTTTTGTTGGATCAACTATTTCGCCTGTTTCTCGTTTGATGCGATCAGCTTTGTTACGCCGTGCTTCTGCAACAGTGCGCTGATTGATTTTGTCTACACTGGGCAAAATAATGTCATACTGAGCTTGACCTGGCTCTAGGTACGAACAATATGTGCTTTTACTTTTGTAAATTTCTTTGAGAATATCTCGGTTGTTGAGGTAGTTAACTTTTTTAGGTTTTTTAACAGGTGTTTTTTTAGCTAATGCCATTTAAGTTCTCCATAATTGTACTTAGTATAAACGATGTAGAGGGGGTTGTCAATCATTAAGTTAGCCGTTTTTGATCGCCATAAATAATGCATAGGAGTCAACATGCCGTACAATCAAAAATTAGCTGATCTATACAATGAATTAGCACAGCAATATCCCGGACTTAGTGAAAATGGTCTTAGAACTCTTGCTGGTATAGCAATAAGCGATGGTGATTACACACTTGATACAACTGGTACTATAGCTCGTAACTCTAGCTATGGTCAGCTTGTTGACACAGAATCTTTACAAACTTCGTGGGTAACAGACGACTTGCTTGATGCGCTAGCAGTTGTTGAATCGGGCAACGATCCTAATGCAGTGTCTCCAGCAGGTGCACTAGGTGTGTATCAAATTATACCAGAAACTGCGGCTGACCCTGGGTTTGGCGTTGAACCTATCACTCTTAGAGAAGTGCTTGATCCAGTACGAGCTAGAGAATTTGCTAGACAGTATCTCGAAGGACTTAGGAAAGAATATCCAAACTACACGCCTGCAGAAATTCTTCAAGCATATAATGCTGGCCCAGGAAGAATAGAAAAGTACAAGCTTGGACTAGGCCCACCACTAACGGAAGAAACTATATTATATCCTGGAAAAATACTTGACCAGCTTCCTGGCTTCCAAGACAATCCTTACACAGTATCACCAACAGATGCTGATGTCTTGGAAACAGTATTCAGAGATAAAGTTGTACCTGACCTCAGCGATCCGGAAGTTGCAAGGTTAATAAATGAAGAACGTGTTGCTCGAGGCTTAGCGCCTTATACAGACATGGAAGAAATGGAGAGAGCAATTGATGCTAACCAATTGCTTATTAAGGCACGTAACCAGCAAACTGTTAGTGCACAACGAGAAGCAAGCGGTGTTAAAAATGCCGACGGTGATTGGCGTGTTAAGTTAAGACTTGCACCTCAGGCAAACTATTTGTACAAAGCAAGCAACCCAGGAATACTTGCTCCATTGGCAGTCACCGACGGTGTTATATTTCCATATACTCCGCAAATTGATTTACAATATAGGTCAGATTACAACAATTATCAACCGACACACAGCAACTATATGCACTATTTCTACAAAGGATCAAGTGTTCAGACTATACAAGTTACTGCTGAATTTACTGCACAAGACACAGTTGAAGCTGAATACTTGTTGGCAGTTATGCATTTCTTTAAGAGTGCTAGTAAAATGTTTTATGGCCAAGATGCAGAGCGTGGTTCACCACCGCCATTGTTATATTTGTCTGGCCTTGGTGAATATCAATTCAACGAGTCTCCTTGTGTGATAGCAGAGTTTAACTTGAATTTACCGTCTGATGTTAACTATATCAGAGCAAGAAGCCGACACATAACAGGCGCAGATAATTTGCAATATCAAAAGCCTCTAGCAACAAGTGCAACCAATGGTAACTTTTCTAGTTTAACTAGATTGTCTACGGCAGCTACAAGATTGTTCGGCGGCGGAACACAGCCGCTCCAAGTTGGTGCAAAACCATTTACACCAACACCTGGGCCATTAGGAAGCAAAGGTGCAACATACGTACCAACTAAGATGTCAATGACTCTTAACTTACTTCCAATTGCAAGTAGACGACAAGTTAGTCAAGATTTTAGTCTCAAGGAATATGCAAACGGTAACTTAATTAAGAAAGGGATGTGGTAATGGATAACATATATACAAGTAACAGTCCGTACTTTGACACACCTGTGGTTAATCAGACGTATCTTGGTGTAATGGTTAATCGACCTATTCCTAAATTGGCAGACGACTTATTAATGACTATTAATGAAACTTACAATCTTCGCCCAGACTTGCTAGCATTCGACTTGTATGGTGATGCGGCGCTTTGGTGGGTGTTTGCACAGAGAAACCCAAACCAACTTCAAGATCCATTGGGGGACTTTACAACCAATACATCAATATACCTACCACAAAAAGCAACTTTGTCCCAAGTATTAGGAATCTAGCATGACCACCTCGGCAGAAATAGATACAGCCAGGCGCAGCATACAACTCAACATCAATAATCTAGTAGGGTGGGTTGAACGCCTAGAATTTGAGGTCGATGATGGTGCAACTTGGAACGAAATCAATGCCGATTGGGGTATTGGCTTTGATAAAGCCAAAGGTTACGAGAAAGCCTTGGACAATTTGCAACGTCAAAACGACGGCATGCCACCAACTGATCCTGACAAATCTGCAACAACATTTAGGATAGCTGAAAACATAGCAGAAGTTAATGCTCTTATTGATAGGTTGCTTGCTGTTGAACTGCAAGCTCTTGCTAACGCAAGCGAAGTTGCACGAATAGACAATTTACCAGCAGACAGTGCAGGATCACAAGTCGCCAGTGATCAAGCCAGCGCCAATGAAGATAGTAGAGTTAGTAGCCCAACAACTGGAACTGAGGTACTGGATGGTGAAACAATCGTATCTTCCGATTCGGTTAACAACAGCCCCACAAATGCAAGGCTAGCAACACTGAGCGGACCCGACGGAGAATTTGCTCTAGGTGCCGACGATGGCGGAACAATCAGCACAGTGGGTGCTGCTACTGAAGTAGTCAGTGTTACTAATACCCAAACCCCAGACGGCAGAATTGCTGCCGCTGATTCGGTTAGCGCAAGTGACGACTCGTACGATCAACGCACCTCTAGTACAAATGTCGAAGGTCGTGCAGCCATTGCTAATGAATTTTTGGAAACCATTGTACCTACGCCAAACCAACTTATAAACCTTGCTTCGCAGACTTATACTATTTCAGTATACCTTATGGACATCGACGAATACACTCGGATGATACAGTCTGATAGAAAAACATTACCGGGAAATCAGTTGTTGTTCCAAAGCGGTGGTGCCACAATTGGCGAACGCAACAAATTCTTTGACTTGGACTTTTATCCAGAAAACGTTGAGCTTAAATGTTTAGTTGGTACCCAAGGAGTTGGAAGCCCTCATAATGCTGTTACACTTGAATTTGATGTTCTTGAACCTCAAGGCATAACATTCTTAGAAAGACTGCGCAAGGCAGTTTGGGATCACACAGGGGAACCAGGCGCAACTATTAATGGTCAAAATTATCTTATGGTTATAAGATTTTACGGCTACGACGAAAATGGAAACTTAGTCAGTGGTCAAGGCAGGGAGTTTACAAGTGATCCAAATGCTTTGGTAGAAAAGTTTATTCCTTTTCAAATAGCCATGCTTAGATATAAACTTGCTGCACAAGTTGTTGAGTATCAGCTACAATGCATGATACCCCAAACAACAGTTGGATTTAGTACGTCTAGGGGGTCAATACCTTTTAACTTCCAACTTAATGCGCCCGATGTGGGCACATTGTTCAACGGTAATATGCAAGTTTCAGCAGGTGCGGCTGCAGAAGAGGATTTTGCAGGAGGTGCACCCGGCGGGGAGTTTGGAAGCGGCAATCGTAAAGCCGGCAGTGGATCTCCAACTATAACCCAAGGATTAACAGATGCATTAAATCAAAATCAACGTGAACTGGTAAAAAAAGGTGCCCAAGAAATTGCAGATGTGTACAAAATTGTACTAGAAGACATTCCAGCTTTTCGTGATGCTAAAATGAAAAAGCAAGGAACAACAAATAAATCACGTACACCAATGACCGCTACTAGTGATCCAAATATATCGCTAAATGCAAACAAACAAAATTTTGATAGTCAAGGGCGAACATATAGTATCACAGCAGGTACACAAATTACACAGTTGATTGACCAGGTAATGAAAAACAGCGAGTATGTTACTGCGCAACAAACCATAGTATTTGACGAAGTAACCAAAGCTGAAATTTCAAACCCTCCAGTTGGGACCACAATGTGGTACAAGATTACACAACAAAGTAAACCACTTGGTTGGGACAATTTGAGAAAAGATTACGCATATGAAATTACTTACAAAGTAAACAGATACCAGATCAACACACCAAAGTCTCCTTATTTCCCTCCGTCGGCATATAGAGGGTCGCACAAGATCTATAATTATTTGTTCACCGGAGAAAACACAGAAGTGTTGAATCTTGAATTTGAAGCAAACACTAACTATATAACACCAATTGGCAACAGCGGATTAACTGCACCAGTTGACGGCGACGGAAGATATGCTAACAAACAAATGTTTTCGGTTGGAGCAGAGTCAAGTCAGCAGGGCGGTGCAGGAGAATCAACACTGCCAGCTGCACAATTAGCAGGTAGACTGTATGCTGACTCTGATGTATTAAAAGTTGATCTTGAAATTGTCGGAGACCCAGACTGGATTACGCAAAGCGAAGTGTTTTACACAGAGGACAACCTTGCACCTTTTGAACCCGACGGTAGTATGAATGTTAATGCCAGCGAAGTATTGTTTGAGGTACGTTTTAACAGAGCAAATGACTATGATTTGGCAACAGGCTTAACACCAAAATACAAAGAAAATATCGACCAAGGTGCTATCAACAACAACACAAACGTAGCCGAAGAACGTTTGGTATTTGCAGCATATTCTATAACCAACATGTTTAAAGCAGGTAAATTTACACAAAGAATTCAAGGCACGTTGCGAGAATTTACAGCCGATGATCTGGCATTTAACCAAGGAGTTAGTGTACCTCGTACAAATAACAACAACGGACCGACTGCTTATTCTGATGATGTTACTGAAAATTACAGCAGGAATGTTAAAACAGATGCAAGTAATTTAACTAATAATCTCACTTTAAACTTGCCAAAGAGTACAACTAACGCAGTAGACGACGATGGCGCAGGGCCATTTTAATAAATTAAAGGAACACTATAGATGGTAGAAAACTATCAACGAAGTACAGGCACATCAAGATCCTTTAAAACTGGCAAAGGTGGCGCCCCGGCAGAAACTGGCCCGTTCATTGGCGAAGTGGTTAACAATGTTGATCCTACCCGTAGTGGTCGATTGCAAGTTTACATTGAGTATCTTGCTGGCCCGGATAAAACCGAAAAAAGTCTTTGGCGAACTGTTAGTTATATTTCTCCTATGTACGGCAACACTCAACAAAGTGTTCCGTCAAAAACTGGCCCAGGTAAATTTGTAGGCAATCAACAAAGCTACGGCTTCTGGGGAACAACGCCAGACATTGGTACTAAGGTTATTTGTTTCTTTGCAAATGGCGATCCCAACGAAGGGTATTATATCGGTGCACCCATTGAGCCAGGTATCAATCATATGATGCCAGCTATTGGCGCAAGTAAAAAATATGTCGACGATACAAATAGTCCGTATTTTGCTAATGCAAAACAGTTGCCAGTAACTGAAGTAAACAACAGTAACCCTGCTATAGCCGAAAATCCAAGATTCTTCGAAGAGACAAAACCGGTTCACAGTGTGTTAGCTGGACAAATGCTGGATCAAGGTGTTATCAGCGATCCACTGCGAGGACCTATTACTAGTAACTCACAGCGTGAATCTCCTAGCACAGTATACGGATGGAGTACCCCAGGTCGACCTGTGTTCCAGGGAGGATTTACTCCTGCCGAAATGGCAAAAAAAATTGCAAGTGGTCAAGTGCAGGCCAACGAAGCTATAGTAGTGTCAAGACTTGGCGGGCACAGCATTGTAATGGACGATGGCGATCTTCAAGAGCAAGACCAATTGCTGCGAGTGCGCACATCTTCAGGTCATCAAATCATGCTAAACGACACCGGAGAGAGCATTCACATAATGCATGCCAACGGTCAGTCTTGGGTAGAACTAGGAAAAGAAGGCACAATTGACGTTTATGCATCAAACAGTGTTAATATTCGTAGTCAAGGTGAAATCAACATGCATGCAGCTGGTGATATTAATCTCAACAGCGAAGAAGGTAGCATCAAGATGTTTGCCAAAGTTGCTATGGGGCTTGAAACCAAGGCATTGAGTTTAAATGCAACTGACAACTTGTTGCTTTACAGTAAAAAACAAGTTGGTATTAAAAGTGACGGCAATCTTGCACTGAAATCAAAAAATGGCTCTTGGAATAGTAAAAGCTTAACTCTAACAGGTAAGCCTATCAAGCTAAACAGCGGTGCAGCTAGCGATGTTCCAACCCCGCAAGACATTCCTAAAAATAAATTACCGAACACTGTGTTCACTGACGGTGTGGGTTGGACAGTTGAAGCAAATGCAATCGAAACAGTGGCTAGTAGAGCACCTACACACGAGCCATACCCCTTCCACGGAACAGGTGTTAACTTTACTACGTCATTAGCTGGCGGCGCAAGTGAAGTGCCAGTATCAAACGCAACGCAAGATGTTATTAATCGTGCTAGTGCTGTTGATATTCCAAAAATCACAGTATCAGACTACGAAGTGCAACCCAGCACCGATACCGCAGTTGGTAAACTAGACCCAGCAACTGTGCGAAGCATGCTATCACAGGCAAGTTTGCAAGTGCCTCAGGCAAGTGATGTAATTTCAAACACATTAGGGGTTGGCAAGTATGGGCTTAGTGCTGATCAATTAGAAAAATCTGGATACTTGAAGCCAGGAACTTCGGCGTTCTTCCTCAACGATCCAACTACATCTCTTGAATCTGTTCTAAATAATAGCAGTGTGTGGACGGGTTTAAACGGTGTTAGCAATGTTAACAGCTTTCTAGAAAACACAAGTTTACAAGACAACACACAAACTGATCTATTAAACTTGGGACTTAGTGAATTGCAGAATCTTGGTGTAGTAACTGGTTTAGAAAATGCATCTGATCTTGCCGGGCTAGTGCAAGGCGCTGCCAAGTTTGGCGCACCTGCGGTTGCTAAATGGGTTGATGGAGCTGCAATTATTGGAGACACCCTTGCTGGTATCAACAGTAGTAAAATTACTAGTTTGGATATGGACTCAATAGTACAAGGGGGCAAGTTTGCAGTCGATATGATAGCAGAAAAAATACCTGATGTATTGCAAGGATTTACAACAACAAGATTGAGTTCAGTTCTGCAAACAGTTGATCTTAGCAATGTTGCTAGTCTAGCAAACATTCCATCTCTTGGTAATGTGTTTGGCGGCGGCGGCTTGTTTGGCGGATTTTCTGGGCTTTTTAGCGGAGGTGGCTCGTATTCGTTTCCTGCATTCGCTAACAACACAATAGTTGAAGGAATAGCAAACACTGCTAATAGAGCTGGGATCGACAATGCAATTACATCAGTTGTCGGCTCATTTAAAGTACAAAATGCAACAGTAAAAACATTGCCTCAAACTGTTCAAGACTATCAAACAGCATTAAAACTAATGGCAGCAGGCCGGGGCGGCAATGCCGACACTGTAATTGACAGCTTACGAACTAGACTATCATAGGACAATAAATACAATATGCCAACATTTATCGGATACAGCACAATCGACAAATACAAGTCATATACGGTCACTGACTTTGCACTGATCAAGCGTGACTTGTTAAACGCATTGAACATACGACAAGGCGAAATGCCGGGTCGTCCAAATGTGGGTACAACCATGTGGAGTTTAATATATGAACCACAAAATGCCAGCACCTCTCAGCAAGTGATAACTGAAATTCAGCGAGTGGTTGCACAAGATCCTAGAATAGCTATTAGTGACATTAATGTTTATGCACAAGAAAACGGATTATTAGTTGAACTAGAAGTACAAACAGTACAAGGACAGGATGCTGAAATGCTGTCTATTTTCTTCGATCAAAACCAGCAACGTGCAGCATTTTCAGACGTATAAACTACCCAGTTTATTAGTATCATAAATACTTGCCAAGGATAGATAAACATGGCAAAAACAACTAGACAAACCAGTATATTCGGCGTTGAGGATTGGAAACGAATTTACCAAACCTATCGCGAAGCTGACTTTCAAAGCTATGACTTTGAAACATTAAGAAAAAGTTTCATTGACTACATACGTCTGAATTACCCAGAAAGCTTTAACGACTATATTGAAAGTTCGGAATTTATTGCCCTCCTTGATGTTATGGCATTTATGGGACAAGCAGGCAGCTTTCGCAATGACCTGAACACAAGAGAGAACTTCCTCGACACTGCAGAACGTAGAGACAGTGTGACAAAACTAGCCGAATTGGTAAGTTACACTCCTAAACGTAATACAGCGGCACAAGGCTTTTTAAAAATACAAAGTATTAGCAGCACCGAGGACATAGTTGATTTTACTGGTGTTAACTTGTCTAATGTCACAGTTAACTGGAACGATACTACTAATCCAAACTGGCTAGAGCAATTCACCGTAATTGTTAACAGTGTGCTGAACGGTAGCCAAAGATTTGGTAACCCTGGCAACAGCCAAACTATTCTTGGTGTGCAAAATGACGAATATCAGATCAATCTTGCACCTGGGTTTCTCCCGGTGGTACCATTTTCATCAACAGTTAATGGTACTAACATGGTATTTGAAGCCGTTAGCTCAACTTCGCTAGACAAAGATTACCTATACGAACCTGCGCCGAAACCCAATGGTGCATTTAATATGTTGTACAGAAATGATAAACAAGGGTACGCTAGTGCCAATACAGGATTCTTCTTTATGTTTAAACAAGGATCGCTAACTGATTATCCTTTTAACTTGGGCGAGCGTATTAGTAATAGAGTGGTTAACGTAAACATTGAAGGCATTAACAATGAAGATGTTTGGTTGTATGAAATAGATTCAACTGGCGCCGTTGGTAACGAATGGGATTTTGTAGAAAACTTGTACACCGGTGCAGTTGAACAACTTACTCCAGAACAGCGTAGATATTTCACTATTACATCAAGAACAAATGATCAGATTAATTTAAACTTTGGTGACGGAGTATTTTCGTCTATCCCAGTTGGCACATTTAGATCTTATGTTAGAGCATCAAACGGTTTGAACTATGTTATCAACACCGACGAAATGCAAAACATTGTTATTTCTATTACCTACATAAGCAGAACTGGTCGCAACGAAACATTGTCAATGACATGTGCACTAACGCAACCAGTGAGCAACGCAACTAATAGAGAAAGTATTAGCCAAATCAAGCAACGTGCACCTGCTAGATTTTACACACAAAATAGAATGGTCAATGGCGAAGATTACAACAACTTCCCGTATACATTGTACAACACGATCATCAAATCAAAGGCAGTTAACAGGAGTTCTATTGGTACAAGTCGCTACTTAGACTTGGTTGACATCACCGGAAAGTATAGCTCGACTAACGTGTTTGCAAGTGATGGATTGATCTACGAAACCACTGATACTCCGGGTTTTACATTTACGTTTATTGATCAGAATGATATTAGCAGTGTTATTGTTAACCAAGTAGAACCTTTGTTATCCAGTCGAGGTATGCAAGAGTTTTATTATCAAAACTTTAATCGCCCAGATTTAACTAGTTTGAATCTTAACTGGAATCAAAGTACAACAGCTAACAACGAAACAACAGGTTATTTTAGATTTGCTGCTACTAACGCCCCGGCACCAGTTGGGCCACAAGCGTCTGATAATAAAAAATACATTTCACAAGGTGGCCTAGTTAAGTTTGTACCACCAGCTGGGCAATATTTTAATAAATTTAATAGACTAGCTACCGGTAGCCCGACACAGCCCGGTGATAAAATGGTGCTTTGGGCAACAGTTACGCAACTTGAGCTCGACGGCACAAACTTTGGGGTCGGTAACAACACAGACGGAACAGGACCTGTAACTCTTAACAACTTTATTCCAACAAACGCTGTACCAGTGCAAGTAATTACAAACTTTGTTACTGATTTGCCTACTACATTAGAGCAAACCATGCGTGAACAAATTGAATTGTACAGAGCATTTGGTTTAGGGTACAACAATCTTACCGAGACGTGGTATGTTATTACATCAACTAACTTAGATAACAGTACAACTTTCAGTCTTGCTAATGCGCAAGATACAAGTGGTGCAAATTTAGACAACAGTTGGTTGGTTGCATTTGAAACAGATGGTGTTACATACACTGTAACTTCAAGAAGCTTGGAACGCTTCTGGGCTAGTGTGCTAGAAACTCGCTTCTTCTATGATGGTACACAAAAAGTTTACGATCCAAAAACTGGCACAGTTATCAATGATTTTATTAATGTGCTAAAAACAAATAATCAACCTGATTCTAGTTCAACATTAAACAGTGATGAGGTACTTGACATTGTTGGGCAGCCAGCCGAAACAGACGGCTTTGTTGATGATTTCCGTGTTAGAATTAGTTACAAAGATTCAGACAATGATGGTATTCCGGACAATCCAGATTACTTTGAAACATTGGTTGCGCCTACTACAAACCCTAACAACAAACGGGTGTATCTACAAAAAACTGTTGATTTTGATAATCTAGAAAGATATATTCCACTAGCAAGCGGGGTTGTTAATGGGCAATATGCAACCAAAGATGCAATTGAATTAGTTAAAAGTGAATTTGCAGACAAGCAAGTGTTTTATGCATACACTGACAAACTATTTTACATGTTAACAGTTGCATATGATGGTGTTCGTACAATAACGCAAGCATTGGGTTACGTAGTATATACTGGTCGCCAAGACTTGTATTTCCAGTACAGACACAATGCGCCATTAAGTAGAAGAATTGATCCAGGCACAACCAACATCATCGACATATATCTAGTAACTGATGCATATTATACTGCATATCAAAACTATGTTAAAGACAGCACCGGAACTGTTAAAGAACCGTCACAGCCCACAATTGACGAACTAACAACAAGTTATAGTAAATTAAATGATTATAAAATGATTTCCGACAATATTATTTTAAACAGTGTGTCTTTTAAACCGTTGTTTGGCACCAAGTCAGACCCTGAGTTGAGGGCAACAGTTAAATGTATTAAAAATCCAAATAGTACAGTGAGTATTAGTGAAATTAAAAGTCAAGTTATTACTGCAATGAATCAATATTTTACTATCGAAAATTGGGATTTTGGAGATACATTCTTCTTCTCGGAGCTTACTGCATACTTGCATGATCAATTAGGCAGTATTATTTCTACTGTAGTACTTGTGCCTACAGATCCTTCAAAATCATTCGGAGACTTATACGAAATTCGCAGCCAACCAAATGAAATTTTTGTTAATGCAGCAACAGTTAACGATGTTGAAGTTATTAGCGCATTGACTAGCAGTCAATTACGTACAGCAACCAACAGCGGAGTAGTATAAACTATGGCTAAAAGAATTCGTTCTGAGCAGTTTCTTCCAGAAATTTTTCAAACACCTACAAACAAACAATTGCTGCGATCTACACTAGACCAACTGTACCAAAACCCAAAATTAAAACCAACACAAGGTTATATTGGGCGAAAAATCGGCCCTGGTGTTACTGCTAGTGACAATTATGTGCTGGAGCCAACCGAAACTAGAACAAACTACCAAATGGAACCAGGAGTTGTTCAGCTTAAACCAAATACAAATCAAGTTGAAAATGCAATCACTTATCCAGGTATCATTGACAGTTTAAAAATGCAAGGCGCTGATGTTTCACGCCACGACAGATTGTTTAACAGTGAATATTATAGCTTTGATCCATTTGTTGATTATGACAAGTATGTAAATTTTGGGCAATACTATTGGGTACCCAGTGGACCAGATAGTGTTGATGTATTTTCAAATTCCATTCCTGTACAAGATGATTTTGATGTAGAAGACACAGACGACGGATACACCTTCTCCGGTGAAGCTGGTACGTTACCTACGTTGTCTTTTGTACGTGAAGGGAACTATACTTTTAATATTAACAGCCCGGGTAACAACTTTTGGATACAAAGTGTTCCAGGTACAAGTGGAGTAGTACCATCTCAGCCAAACCAATCGTCAAGACAGGTATTAGGCGTATCTAACAACGGCGAGGACGCCGGTACTGTTACATTTGATGTACCTGCTAAAAGCGCACAGAACTTTTACTTTACACTCACTGATATTGGGGCAACTGATTTAATTGACGGTACACTAAAGTTTACTGATATTAACAATCAGTATGTTGACGAATTCCTTGCTACCAATGGCGGCATTGACGGAATTTCTGATTTAGAAAATCGTACATTAATTTTAACAAACACTGGCAACGATGGCTGGGAAATCCAAACGCCGTTTGACACAGAAGGAAACGGATACGGAGAAAACCCATTTGACGATTCTACTCCAATAGCAACTGATGCTGAAAGATATGTGCAATGGAGAATTAACTTTAACTATGCAGATCCAGATCGTCCGTACATGGAGCTTACTGTTAATCAGAGTATTGCAAATCTAAGCAAAACAAACATTGAATACGGTGCAAACAATGCTGGTGCTACTTGGTATAAAAATGCTGAAGGTACAATGGAGCGCCAACCTCTTATTACTGCTAACTCTGATATTCTTTACTATCAAGATGGCAGTGACGAAACAAATTTTGGTATCATACGCATTGTTGATCAAGAGAATGCCGCAGATTTAAACATATCTGAAATACTTGGGAAAACAAATTACACATCTCCCAATGGTGTTGTGTTCACTAATGGTCTTAAGGTACGTTTTATTGGAACGGTTGTTCCTGCAAGTTACGAAAACAACGAATATTATGTCGAGGGAGTTGGAACTTCTATTGACTTGTTATTAACAGATAATTTTGTTACTCCAGAGAAGTACACAGCCAGTACCAGTGTGCCATATGACTCTAACCCATATGATGAAGGCAATTTTGATGAAACACTGAATGCACCAACTGAGCAAGATTATTTAACAGTCAACCGTGCAAGCATAGACCGCAACGCCTGGAGCCGCAGCAACAGATGGTTCCATATTGATGTGTTGGACGCTACAGCAACATACAACAACGTTCCATTGACAATCAACAATGACAACAGAGCCAAACGTCCTATCTTAGAGTTTAGAAAAAATCTAAAACTTTTCAATGCAGGTACAGAAGGTATTAATAGTATTGATATTATTGACTTTTCTGAAACAGATGCCTTTTCAAACATTAATGGTACAATTGGGTATTCGATCGACGGGTACAGCTTGATCTCAGGATCGCAGGTTATTTTTGCTGCTGATGCAGACCCCGAAGTAAGAAATAAAATTTACGAAGTACAGTTTGTTGAACTAACTCCGGGTGCTACGCCAATTATTGATTTGCAACCAGCAAGTTTAACAACTCCTGATGTGCCTGCTAACACCACTACAGTAGTAATGAGTGGAAACACACAACAAGGCAAAGCATATTGGTTTAACGGCACCAACTGGATCAGTGCACAGCAAAAAACCAAAGTCAATCAAGCACCGTTATTTGATATATTCGACAGTAATGGCTACAGCTACTCTGACACAACTGTCTATCCAAGTAGTACATTTGTAGGTACTAAGTTGTTCAGCTATGCAGTGGGCAGCGGTGCAACGGATACTATTATCGAACAGCCTCTAAAGTATGCAACTATTGCTAATGTTGGCGATATTGTATTCGACAATAACTTGTATGTCGATACATTTGTATACGTAAACGGTACAGTTAGTGTTACAAAAACAATCGACGAAGGCACAGTTAGGCAGTATAATACTAGAACTACATTTGATAAACTGCTAGGATGGCAAACATCATTTACTAAAACAGTGCAACGACAAAGTTTCAGTTTTGAATACAAGTCTTTACCTCTTGTGTTGGATGTACAAGTAATTGCTGATAAATCATTGATTCCTGTTAAAGTGTATGTTGAGGGGCAGTTTGTTCTCCCGGAAAATTACACTTATGCAACTAATGTTGACAGTACGACTACAATTACGTTTAATACGGACAAACAACCAGCAGTTGATGCAATCGTTGAAGTTCAAGTTATCAGTAACACTGAAAGCGGTGTTGCTTTTTATACTATACCAGTTAACCTTGAATCAAATGCACTAAACGAAAATAGCAACGGATTCACCTTAGGCACTATTCGTAAGCATTACGAGAGTATTTGTCAAAATTTAGAAAACTTCTCCGGGAAGATTCACGGTGCAAACAATGTACGTGACCTCGGCAATGTTGTTCCGTTTGGCGGATTAATTCTGCAACAAAGTGCTCCATTGAGTATGATGACAAACTTCATTAATGGCAGGGACTTTGAGTTTTTTCGTGCATTGGAATTTAATGCAACTGAATACAACAAAACAAAAAATAAGATTTTAAACTATGTTGCACAAAATGACTGGCAATCAAAAACAACTGCCGAAATATTAGATGATACACTGGACGCAATAAACAGCGGCAAAAATCAACTAAGTCCATTCTATTGGACCGATGCTATCCCGTCGGGGCCTGTGTTCGAGTTAACAACATACACAGTTAGTGCAATTACTACAAACGTGTTTGACACACTTTATAGTTACAACATGTTTGCGGCAAATTATGCAGGTATATTGGTATACCATACACCGAAGAGCACCGGAATCGAGACTATCCTAATTGGTAACGGACACGACTATACGGTAGCAGCCGACGGCCCTCGTATCACAATTAATACTGAGAATGTTACATTAGCAACAGGTGACATTATCAGTATCCGCGAATATACTTCAACATCTGGCAGTTATGTGCCAGCAACCCCGTCAATGATGGGCATGTACGAAATATTTAAACCAGAAAAATTTGAGGATACTACATACGTTGAACCGCAGCAGGTTATTCGAGGACACGACGGCAGTATAACAATTGCATGGGACGAAGGTGATTTTAGAAACAATGTATTGCTTGAGTTTGAAAAGCGAGTATACAACAATATAAAAATTAGTGCCGAAAGCCGCAAAACGTTGCCTATTAGTGCAGCTGATGTTATTCCTGGTCAATTCCGTACCACTGATTACTCGTTAGCTACAATTAATAGCATGCTTGCTGTTAGTTTCTTAAGTTGGGCAGGCGGTAATCGTGTTCCATATAAAAATCAAGATTACATTGCAACCAATGAATTTACTTGGAACTATAGTAACAGTACCAATCGTTTGTCGGGCGATTCTTTACTAGGTGGATGGAGAGCAATTTACTTCCAATTATACGACACAGACAGCCCAGACACCCGTCCTTGGGAAATGCTAGGATTATCCGAAAAGCCATCATGGTGGGAAACACGATATGGCCCTGCGCCTTACACTTCGGGTAACTTGGTACTATGGGAAGATCTAGCAGCAGGCCGTGTTGCAGATCCAATTGCACCATATGTGCTGCCAGACTATGTACGCCCTGGTTTGTTGAATGTTATTCCCACTGATAGCCAAGGAAGACTGTTATCACCATTTGACAGTGTTGTTGGCAACTATGACCAAAACAGTTTCAAAAAATCTTGGGTTACTGGTGACATGGGACCAGCTGAAACAGCCTGGAGACGTAGTAGTTATTATCCTTTTGCAATACAAAGATTACTTGCACTGACTAAGCCAGCAGATTACTTCTCGTTGTACTCTGACAGAGATGCTTGGAATTATAATGCAGTCTTTGGTCAGTATTTGTTAAACAATAGATTTAGATTAAATGCGTCACAAATTGGAATTTATGGTAACGGCAGTATTAAGAACAGTTATATTAATTTCATTGTTGACTATAATAGAGTTACTGGTTTAGACAGCACTACACTATTAACAGATAAGTTAGCAAACATTGATGTGCGTTTATGTTATAGAATGGCAGCGTTCAGCGATCAGAATTATTTAAAGATATTCAGCGAGAAGAGTTCTCCGAACAGTCTTAATGCTAGCCTGTTGTTGCCTGACGAAAGTTATCAACTATTCCTGTACCAAAACCCAAGTTTCTCTGAAATACAATATAGCAGCGTTATTGTACAAAGAACTACAACAGGCTATACTGTTAGCGGGTACTCAACTACAAAACCATATTTCAGCATACTAGAAAGTGTACCAAGCGGAAACTTCAACAGGATGACGGTGAATGGCGAAACATTCCGTGTTGCTAATACATATTCTAACAATGTAATCACTGTGCCATATGGTTACGAATTCACTAGTAAAAACGGAGTTGTTGACTTTTTAGTTAGCTACGGCAAACTACTTGAGTCACAAGGTATGGCGTTTGAATCACGTGAAGATACAGTGATCCTTAATTGGGATCAAATGGCGCAAGAATTTTTATACTGGGCTGGGCAAGCTTGGATTGCAGGCAGTCTGATTAATTTAAACCCAGCTGCTAATGTACTAAAATTAGAGCAGCCAAACAGCGTAGTCGAAAGTTTAAAAAACGAAAACATCAATGATGTATTGTTGGATCAGAACTATACTCCGCTAACAACAAACGAATATGCAGTCGAAAGATTGGACAATGAACTAAAATTAGTTGGTCTTAATAACCAAACCTTCAGTTATCTTAATGCAAGATTTACTAGCTATGAACACATTATTGTTTTTGATAATGTTAGTATCTTTAATGACCTTGTGTATGAACCAAAGACCGCAGCAAGACAAAGTCGCTTGTTATTGAATGGTTACACAGTGTATGATTGGAACGGTACACTTGATGCACAAGGATTTATTCTCAATGAGGATAACATTAAGCCCTGGGTTCCTAACCAAGCATACACCAAAGGGCAAATTGTTTTTTATAAGAATTCTTACTGGAGTGCAGTTGAACTATTAGCACCAACAGAAAAATTTGATTTCTCTAAGTGGATAAAAAGCGATTATAATAAAATACAAAAAGGGTTGTTGCCGAACCTTTCTAGTAAAGCAAGCGGTTTACAAGAAAACTATGATATACACACTGCAAATCTTGAAGACGATGCTACATTACTTGGTATGGGACTAATTGGATTCAGACCAAGACAGTATATGCAGAATTTAAACTTAGACGATATTTCGCAAGCCGGGCTATACTCGCAATTCTTGGGAACAAAAGGCACACTACAGGCAGCCGAAGTCTTTAAGAGTGCCAATCTTGGCAAAGAACAAGCCGAATATGAAATATTCGAAAACTGGGCAATACAGCGTGGGATATATGGCGCAAGCGCAAATCGTAGTTACTATGAATTGCAACTCGACGAAAGCAAATTACTTGGTAATCCAACTACAATTGATGTTGTTAATGCTGGTGAAACAAGTACCGCAAATCAAACAGTTTTAGTAAACAACTTATACAAACAAAGTTATAAAATCACCGATCCAGACATACTACCAACAGTGTCTCAGATTCCCCAAGATGTGGGATTACCAAGTGCTGGTTATGTAAATTACGACGATGTTGATATTAAAGTTTTTGACTACAATGACTTGACAAATGTTATTCTTAACATGGAGAAAGTTACTGTTGGCACTAATGTATGGGTAGCAAAGGACAATAGATATGATTGGAATATCTATAGGACCAATTTGGTTAATGCCAATGTTGTCCGTGTATTTGATAATTTAAATGGAACATGTACAGTAACATTTGATGTTAATCACGGATTGTTAGCAGCTGATAGATTGGTTATTAAATATTTCAATAATAATGTTGATGGCGCTTATATTGTTAAATCAGTAACAGGGCTAAAAACTCTAGTTCTTGATTTAGTACTACTCGGAAATACAACTGACGTAACTGGCAACGGTCGTGCGTTTGTGTTAGAAAGTGTTCGTGTTGCACAGCCGGCTGATATTGCTAACTTGAGCTTTGTAAACGACATATTGCCTACCAACGAAGTGTGGGCTGACAATAACGGCAGCGACAACTGGGAAGTGTTGGAGAAAATTAATCCATTTGGCGAACCAAGTGACCTAGCCTCTCCTACCACTGAAATGAATTCACGATTCGGTACAGCCATTGCCCAGGGATTGCGTAACCAAGGGTTAATAGTCGGTGCTCCAGGTTTTAATTCCGGGGTTGGCGCAATAAATGCCTACAATAGTAGCGAAGGTGTATATGTAGAAACTAGTACTATATCCCCTGCAACCACTGGATTTAGTGGATTTGGTAGTAGTTTAGCAGTAGGTGATTTTGATTGGGCAATTGTGGGCGCATCTGCTAGTGACAGCAATAGAGGTTACGCAGTTGCTATTAATAGAAATCCAACCAATGGTAGCTACAGGCAAACACAAATCTTTGTCGGTGCCGCTGGTACACCAGAGCACGGGCACGGAGTAGCCATCAGTAGAGACGAACGCTGGATGTATATTAGTTCACCAGCTACCAACGAAATTGACGCATATAACTTGGTCGATGTACAAAATCAAGCTATAGAATACACCGGCGATTCTACTACTACTCGATTTGCAATCACCCCAGATATCGTAGTTAGCGACCAAACACAAATTGGTGTAACTGTCAACAACATTAATAAACCAGTTGGCGGAGATTGGGTCTTAGAAACTATTAGCGGCGTAACATATGTAACATTTAATGCAGCACTAAACAACGGCGATGCATTGCGAATTACACGATTTCAGGGTTTTACAGACAACAACGCAGTTGCAAAAACTACATTTGATACCAGCATGTTGTACACTGTAAGTGACATTTATAGTTTTGCAGTATATGTTAATAACGTACTACAGCGCCCAACCATTGATTATACGTTTGTTGGCGATGATGTTGTGCTTACTTCGCCTGCAACAGGTACAGTTGTTATTAATTCAAAAAATTACTGGAAACACATTGACACATTTACTGTATCTGGCATAGTAGGCGGTGCCCGACTTGGGCAAAGCATTTCGACAACAACCGATGGACGTCAGATCATGATTGGCGCACCCGACGATACAGTTGGTTCTGACACTCTAGCAGGCACAGTTCATATTATAGACAGGAGTGTTGAAAGATTTCAAGTAATCGATGCAACAGTTAAAACTTACACTGTTACAGATACCCCAAATGGCCCGGTAAGTGTCACTGTTAATGGCAATTATTTAATTCCAACTAATAACTTTAACAATCCGCAGTTTAGTGTTGCTGGCAATGTTATTACAATTGGCACTACTGCTAATCCTGTAACACTAAATGTTGGCGATATAATTGAAATTGAAACCAACACTTTTAGACTGATGCAAAGCATACAATCAACTGCACCTGGCGCTAGTTATAATTTTGGTAGTGTAGTTAAAAACTGCCCAACAAATTGTAGTTTGTATGTCGGTGTGCCAAACGACAGTGCAATTAAACCCGAAGCTGGTAGTGTTGAGCGCTGGGCAAATCAAAGTAGATTGTTTGGCACTATAACAGGAACTATTGCTAATCCAGTATTAACTGTTGGAAATAGTATTCGTATTAACAATTATTATGTTGTATTAACTGGTACAACAGTTGCGTCATTGGTTGGTGATATCAATGATGCAAATATTCCTAATATAACTGCAATTGACAATGCTGGTAAATTGCTTCTCACATTGCAAAATGTAGCTGCTGGCGATGAATTTATCAAGTTGCAAGTATTACCTGGTGCTGGAACAGCCTATGCTGATCTTGGAATTGAACAAATGGTATTTGCACAACAGATCACATCGCCAATAGTGCAAGCATATGGTCATTTTGGAACCAGTGCAAGCATTAGTAATAATGCACTAACACTAGTAGTTGGTGCACCAGACTCAACTGCAATTATGGCAACAACATTTGATGCTGCAACCACTGATTTTGATTCAGGTAGCACACCATTTAATGATCCAGTAACACAATCAGGCGTTGCAATAACATATGATTTCTTAAATGCAGCAAACCCAAGTATTACAAACTTTGGTAAATTTGTGTTTGGTCAACAAATATTTGACACAACTATAAACAGTCTTGATAAATTTGGATCAGCTGTTGATTATCGCAACGGTACGTTGCTAGTAGGTGCACCAAATAATGATCTTGATGATAGTACAGACCTTAACAGCGGCCGCACTATTCAAGTTATTAATGCCAAAAAAGAACTAGCTTGGAAAATAGTATACAAGCAAGAGCCAGTTGTCAACACCGCACTTCTAAACAGTGTGTTCCTTTATGACAAGCGCAGCAATGATGTTACTAATTACTTGGACTTCATTGATCCGTTGAATGGAAAAATACTCGGAGCAGCGCAGGCAAATATTAACTACACCGGCGGTGTTGATCCTGCTGCATATAATACTGGCGAAGTAAACAATTTTGGTTCACAGTGGAACAGTAATCATCTCGGGGAAATGTGGTGGGATTTATCAACAGTTCGATTTATTGATTATCACCAAGACACAATTGAATACAAAGCCAGACGATGGGGTCAACTATTTGAAGGTTCTGTTGTAGATGTGTATCAGTGGACAGAGAATACAGTGCCGCCAAGCGAATACACAGGAACTGGCACAGTTTACAGTACCACGAGTTACACTATGACAAGTGTGCTCGACAGTGCAGGAACTTTTGTAACTTATTATTACTATTGGGTAAAAGGCATCACAAGCGTAAGCCCGGGTAAAACTCTAAGTGCTGCTGGGGTAACACAGTATATCGAAAATCCACGTAGTAGTGGCATTAGTTATGCGGCTGCAATAACACCTAGCACAACAGCACTTTACAACTGTAATAGTTTTATTAGTGCTAAAGATACAATTTTACACATCGAATTTGATAAAATTGCAAACACCGACAATGTCCATGCTGAATACGACTTGGTTACTGCTGGAAACCCTAGTAGTTTCCTTGGCGCCAGCCTTTATAGAAAGTTACTTGATAGTTTCTGTGGCGAAGATACACTAGGCAACATAGTACCAGATGCAACATTAAGTGCAGCCGACGAGTACGGGGTTAACTTTAGACCAAGACAGAGCATGTTCAAAGATCGATTCCTTGCTCTTGACAATTATCTATCACGAGCAAATAAAATTATGGCACTGTACCCTATTACAGACAGCAAGAAGTTTGATTTGCTTAATAGCGAAGAACCAGAGCCGACTAAAGATAGTGGCGCCTGGGATAAACGAATTGCAACATATGCAGAATTGACATATCAAGACCTGCGTCAAGTTCCTGTTGGATATATTTACTTGGTGGCAAGTGACAGCACTCAGCAAGGATTGTGGACAACTTATACAGTACAAGCAGATAAATCCTTGTTACTCAGTAGAGTTCAAACATACGATACTAAACTTTATTGGAGCTATGTTGACTGGGTAGCAGTAGGATATGATGCATCAATTAGCCCAAAAACTGAAGTTGCAGTATACAGTGACCTACTTGCATTAACACCAGTAAATGGCCAAACAGTAAAAGTAACTGCAAATAGTTTTGGCAAAAGCGAAATATACCAATGGACTAGTGCTTCTAATGAATGGGTGCGTGTACAGCTCACTGATGGTACAGTTGCAATCAATAATACTATTTGGGATTATTCAATTGGGCGATTTGGGTTTGATACTGAAGTTTTTGATGCACAAAGATTCGATCAAGCACCAAACACTGAAACACGTCAGATTCTCAAAGCATTAAATCAAGAAATATTCACAACAGACTTAGAAATTCATCGAAATGAGCTACTAATTCAAACATTTGAATTTATTATAACCGAGCAAACAGCACCAGACTGGTTGTTTAAGACTAGTTTGATTGATGTTTCGCACAAAATTCGCGACTTGCTTCCGTATCCGATTTATAAACGTGATAACCAAGACTTTGTTAGCGATTACATCGATGAAATTAAACCTTATCATGTTCAAATTCGTGAATTTAACCTGCGTTATGAAGGCATTGACAGTTACAATGGTAGTGCTACAGATTTTGATGTGCCAGCTTATTATGACGAGCTAAGACAAGGATTCATATCGCCTATCTTGGACAACAACACTGACAATCCTATGTCATTGAGCAGCTTTCCTAGTACTGACCCAATATGGAAAACTTGGCCCTACAGCCAATGGATTAGCAACTACTTGCTAGAACTAAGCAGTGTTACTGTAATAAATGGTGGTTCGGGGTATACTGTTCCTCCACAAGTTATTGTAACAGGTGATGCAGATACACAAGCAACAATGGAAGCAAAAGTTAATAGTGCTGGGCAATTAATTAGTGTAACTGTGCTTACACCCGGAAGCGGATATACGACTACTCCAATTATTACTATCTCGGGTGGCAACGGCGTTGGTGCAACTGCAATTGCAGTGCTTGCGCCAAGTCTAGTTCGAGACATAGTAACAACAATCAAGTACGACAGAATTACTTACAACAGTCAAGTAGTTGATTGGCAAGCAAATACAGTTTATACTGCAAATGAACTTGTGCGATATCCTGTGCCTACTGTTGGCACGGTTGCTACAACACAAGCAAAAGTTTATCAAGTAATTGCAGACTTTACTAGTACCTCAACATTCGATCCTGACAATTATACAATAGTTGATCCAAGTACACTAGACGGCGCAGACAGAACAATTGGTATGTATACGCCAACTCCATCTGATCCAGGTCGAGAATTAGCACAGCTAATGACAGGGATTGATTACCCTGGTGTACAAGTACAAGGACCAGACTTTGACCAAAACACCGGTTTTGATGTAGGCAACTACGATATTAATCCGTTTGATAACATTGAGGTTGGCCCCGAGGGCTTGCCAACATACAGCGCCGAAATCTTGGATGTTATATATGAGAGCTCGTTTACTGATTCATACTTGGGAATACGTGCAACTGATATTAATGTTGAAGGTGGCGAATTTATCGACACATATAGCTCACATGCACCAGAGGAACTAGTCCCAGGTAGTGAGTTTGATACATTAGATCTCAAAGTTTACACTCGCCCAGGCAGTGATTGGTCTAATAACGGCCACGGCTTTAGCATCAAGGGTGTTAGCGTTGAGTACACCGGAGTTGGGACAACAGTTAGTTTTGCAGGTCTTATACAGCACCCCATTGAGCTTGAAGTTTATAACGAGCTCAGTGGACAAAATGTTGATCCAAGTAGCTACACTATTAATTGGGTTACTAAAGTAATTACACTTAATAGTGGAAATGTAGGAGATGTGTTTGATGTTCAAATCTATGGACTAGGAGGTGGATCGCAACTTTACAAAGAAAGTTTTGTAGGCAACACCATCACCAATGCAACACAGCAGATTAACGTAGCATACACAGAAATTGCCGAGATGGTTGTGTTTGTTAATGGCGCACTTTTTACAAACTACACTTATGCAGCCAGCGGCAGTTTTGCAACTGATGTAACATTTAATACACAGCCCACGTCAACTGATTGGGTTACTATTGTTGCACTTGGAGTAACAACACCAACGCAACTAAGTTGGAGTGCACCTCAAATACAACGTTTCACCCACGACGGCAGTACATCTCAATATGCACTAACAAACAGTTTACAAGGAACAAACATTGTTAACATGTTAGTTGAACGTGATGGTTTACGTTTGAGAGCACCAGAGGGCATTGAATATACTAGCGACGGATCAAGTTTGGGTCCTTACTATTTGAGTACAACAGGTAAAACAAATCAAGGATTAATTGCAGACAACGATGTAATTGTGTACGTTGATAACGTACAACAGAATCTAGCAGTTGATTGGACACTAAGCGAGTTTGACGGCAGTAGCGACAGGTATGTTGAATTTAATGCAAATGCACAACCAGCAGATGGTGCAAAAATTCTGATTGCAGTAACAACTGAAGCTGATTATACAATAGTGAACACAAATGATTTATTGTTGCGGGTTGGTGCTATACCCGATACACCGTTTACTGTATATACATTCAATGACACATCAGAGCAAAGCATTATTACCAAGGTATACCAAGGGCCTACTACTGAGGGTGCAACTACTAGTATTGCATTTGATGAAAATGACTATGACGACAGCCCATTTGACTACACAATTGGTATATCTATAGAGACTAACAATTTTGCTCTCGGTAGACTTGTAACCAATCCTGAAAGAATGTTTGTATCGCTAAATGGCAAGTATCTTAGAAACGGTGTAGACTTTGAACTAAGTACTGGCACGGACGGGCTTAGTGTTCTTACTGTCAATGGCAGTATACTCGGACCTATTGATGTGTTGATAGTAACTATATTTACAATGAGTGTCGTTCCGGATAGTTTGAACTTCCGTATCTTCCAGGACATGTTGGGAAATCAAAAAATACTCAAACTGAACACCGGCAATACCACTGAGTTAACATCTGCACTAGCAATAGACGATGATGTTGTTTATGTTAAGGATGCAAGCAAATTGAGTGCACCAAATCTAGAATCAAATATATTTGGACAGATGATAGTTGGTGCAGAGCGTATCACTTACAGATCACGGGATTTGTCAAACAACACTGTTAGTGGATTGCGCAGAGGTGTAGCCGGTACCGGTGCAATGGCGCACGTTAGTGGCGTAAGTGTCAGTGATGTTGGGCTAGCACAACAGTTGCCAAGTACGTATCAGCAAAAAACTACAACTGATAAAACAAATATTGGCGACGGTTCAACTACCACCTTTATTGGGTCTGGGATTGTTGTACCATCAACAGTTGACAGTACAGAACTCGACGAAGCAGTTAGAGTTAGCGTTGGCGGCACAGAGCTGATCAATACTGTTGATTATACTGTAACTCAAGTTGATGCAACCCAAGTTGAAGTAACACTTACAACTGCACCAGCTGATGGCGTAGAAATTGATATCTCAATAGTCAATGGTAACGTAATGTACAAACAAGGAAATAATACAGCAAGTAACGGAATTGCATTGCAAGATCAAACTACCGTAGCAGCATTATTTCTTAAAGACCAAGGTTAACTAGATAGGTAAATACAGCATGGAAGTAGATAAAGATAACGTTAACGAGATGTCAATGGAACAAAATAAAGAAGTTGCGCCAAACGAAAATGGCCAGGTTGCTATTAGTGGGCACATCAAAATTTTTGATCCAAACACCGATGAAGTAATTATAGATAAACGCAATGCAATTCATTATGAAAATATGAGCGAAGCACTTGCGAATAGTCTTGCAAATAAAAGCATTGGACAAATCTATAATATGTCATTTGGAAACGGCGGAAGTAGTGTAGACCCAACAGGGGTTATTACATATTTGCCACCTAACACTACAGGGCAAAACGCTAATCTGTATAATCCAACTTATTCAAAAGTAGTCGACGACAACAGTGCATCAAACACTGACACTAGTAGAAACAAACTAACAGTGACGCATACTACTGGTAAAGTGTATACAGACATTCTAGTTAGTTGTCTGTTAGATTATGGAGAGCCAAGTGGACAACAGGCATTTGATAATTCAACAGATTTTAATGGAGATTATGTGTTTGATGAACTTGGACTTAAAGTTTGGAACGGCAGTGCAACTAATTTGCGACTAATAACACATGTTATTTTTCACCCGGTTCAAAAATCATTGAACAGACAAATACAAATTGATTACACAGTGCGCATTCAGACTTTAACAAATCTTAGTGCAACATAAATACACGTATATTATAAAGATATAAATACACTTGGAAACGGAGTAATAAACAAATGGCGTATACCATTAACAAAACAGATGGTACAATCTTTGCAGTAGTTGCAGATGGTACTATTAACACAGATTCAAGCCAAGTCATTGTAGGTAAAAACTACGCAGGCTATGGCGAGTTCCTAGGAGAGAACTTTGTTCACTTGTTGGAAAATGCAGCAAACACAACTGCACCAGGCACACCTTTGCAAGGGCAATTATGGTATGACCAAACCAACAACGTTATTAAAGTATATAACGGCACATTGTTCAAGTCTATTTCAGGAGCAACTTCATCATCAACAGCACCGACTAGTAATGTAGCAGGTGATCTTTGGTTTGATACAGTAAATGATCAACTTAAAGTCTACAGTGGTAGTTCTTTTGTAACAATTGGCCCAGCGTTTACTAGCGGCGAAGGCACATCTGGTGCTATTGTTGATACAATTACTGACAGTAGCCCTGGTTCAGATCATGTTGTTGTGTTGATGTATGTTAACAACGTTATTTGTGGTATTTGGTCTAAAGACGCAACGTTTACTCCGGCTGCGGCACTTTCAGGCTTTGCTACAATTTCTCCAGGTCTAAACATGAGTACCACAGTAGCTGGTGCAACATTTAAAGGTACAGCAAGTGACAGTGATGGACTAGAAGGACTCACAGCGTCCCAGTTTATGCGCTCAGATGCAGCTACTAGTACAACTGGAACAGTAAGTGTATTAAATGATACAGGTATCTATTTTGGTGCTGACAACGATGGTCGACTAAATGTTAGTGGCACAGATGTGTACTTTCAAAACCAAACACAAGATGGCGATATTATAATTCGTGTCAACGACGGCGGTTCGCAAACTACTGCTATGACAATTGATGGCGCATCTTCAGTTGTTACTGTTAACACCAGCTTGGTTTCATCAGGCTCGGTAACAGCTGCCAGTATATTAAATGGCAACGCTAACGGTGTCGGAAATATTGGATCAAGTACTGGATATTTTAACACAGTATTTGCTAAAGCAACGTCTGCACAATACGCTGACTTGGCGGAGCGTTTTGCATCTGATGCAATATATGCTCCGGGTACAGTTGTTGAGCTTGGCGGCAGTGAAGAAATTACAATTTGTGTAGATGATCTTTCGCCTAGCGTGTTTGGCGTAGTATCAACTCAGCCGGCTTATACTATGAATGCAGGCTCTGGCAACAACGACACACATCCAGCAATTGCTATGACCGGGCGTGTTCCAGTTATGACAATGGGTTTTGTAACCAAAGGTGATAGACTAGTAAGTGCAGGAAATGGCGCAGCTAGAGCAGCAACATTAGATGAGGTCACAGCCTTTAACGTAATTGGCCGTGCTCTAGCGGATAAAACAAGTGATGGTCTTGGCACTGTAGAAGCAATTGTGAAAATTAGCTAATACGGTAAATAATAATAAGAAGTATAACCCAGCTACACTCTGATATAATATAGTAGCATAGGAAATAGCTACTAATAAAAAAAGGAATAGTACTAAAATGGCATACACAGCAGGAGACGTAATTTCACATGCAGATTACAATGACTTCGCTCAAAAAACAGATACAGTATGGGGTGTCGGCGACGGAACCGACGGCTATGGGCAAACTAACACAATTGGTACTGTAACAGGTGGCAACACTATCACTGCTACGCAGTGGGCAACATTGCTTGCAAGAATTACTAGTACAGCTAACCACCAAGGGACATCAATTACAGCAATAACAAGTCCAACAGCCGGTGATACTATCTCGGCATACGCTGCGCTAGCAACAAATGTTTCAGCTATACAAGATAATAACAATGCTGCTGCTAGTGGCTCCGATGCAACAGAATCTACTACAACAACTAGTGCATGGACTGCAACTGCAACAACAACTAAGACTGTTTCATTTGCAAGCTATAACCAACTGCGTTATTTCTTTAATGCAGGTGGTATGATTAGAATGAGCTTTAGTCGAACTGGCGGCTCTGCAAGTGATCAAAACACATCGTGGACAAACTTATTAGATCAAGCTGGTACAATTGTGTTAACAGGGTCCGGTAATCCGGGTCTTAATAAAACAATTGCAGGGGTAAACTACTTCGGTACTACTAGAATTGGTGGCAGCGGAACTCCAGATACGCTAGCCGAAGGAGTCGGTGCTTACAATCTTACTGGCACCAGCCAAACACTTTACAAGCAATTTGCTACTACATACACTTATACATCAAACTACACTGAAATTACAGCAACAATCAGTGGATCAACTATTACATTCGTAGTAACGCTAAATGATGTTAGTACACCAGGTCTTGATAGTATTGATGGAACACTTACCATGAACACTGTAGTTCGTCAACCGTCAACTACATACATTGCAAGTACATGGGGTACAGTAACACAAAATACTGCATCCTGGACGCTAACTTAATATTTAAAAATTTAATCAGGTCACTGTTTGCATGCTAACTACTAGCATGCAAACAGACCAACTCTCCCAAAACATTAAAACTAGATTTGATCACCAGCAAGCCAGAATTGTCTTGCGGGAAACGTACGAAGCCAAGATGCTTTTTGCGCACGATGGTGGTATGTGGAAGGCATCACCAGACTTGATCGTATTATGTGATTGTTGTCAAGATTCACGTGTAGTACTCGAAGATTATTATAATACACCGGTTAGCATAGACCCACGTGAACTTAAAAAATTAGCAATGCAACGATGGCAAGAACAAATGAATGCTTGGCAAGTTGAATACGATGAAATTTCTAAACAACGATGACAACAGGTGCCTTACTTTTTGCGTTCGATAGTGAAATACAGTATACCAAGCTTGCTGTTGAATGCGCCCGGCGAATAAAGAAACACCTTAACATTCCAGTAACATTGGTTACTGACAAATCTGTTGATTCAGTTATGTTTGACAGTCAAGTTATAGTTGATCGCGGTAAAAACACTAATAGGCGATATTTTCATGACAGAAAAGAAACAACAACTTGGTATAACTTTGGCAGAAACGCTGCACTTGATCTATCACCTTACGATAGAACATTATTAGTTGATACAGATTACATGGTCAACGACGATTCGTTGGCACCATTACTAGATAGTTCACAACCGTTTTTGTGCCACAGACATGTTCGTAGTATACATCAGCCATTGCCGAGACTACAAACGTTTGGAACAAAAAATTCACACATGTGGTGGGCAACGGTAGTCATTTTTGACCGTCACAGTCAATTTACACAAGATGTGTTTGATATCTGGAAAATGGTAGAACAAAATTATGCACACTATGGCACGTTGTTTGGATTTAATACAAGACAATACCGAAACGACTTTGCGATAAGCATTGCACTATTGTTAGCCAATGGGAATACACATCCACATCAATGCGAAATTCCGTGGCCAATGGCAAATGTAGAAACTGATGTGGAAATTGATTTAGTTGATGATACCTGGTGGATTGAATACACCAATGATAAACGCAAAAAGAAAATTTGTGTTAAAAATCACGATTTACATGTTATGTGCAAGAGTTATTTGGAGAAACTGTATGCAGTATGAAGATGATCGAGGATATCTAATTGTTGCAGGAACTTCCAACGATGTTGACTATGTTTCGTGTGCAGAAACGCTTGCAAAAAGTCTCAAGCACTGGCATCCAGATGCAAAGATTTGTTTGGTCACAGATCATGAGAACTATGAAAATCCTCTTTTTGATTATATTAGGCAGTTTCCGCAAGGCAATACAGGCGGCTGGTCCACTGATTGGCAAGTATTTTATGCTAGCCCGTTTCACGAAACTGTAAAATTAGAAGCAGACATGGTTGTTAGTGGCCCAGTCGATCATTGGTGGCCGCTATATCGAAACAAGCCGGTTTGGATTAGCACTGGTGCACGGGACTTCCACGGAACTACATCAACAGTACGCCATTATAGAAAAATATTTGATCATAACAATTTACCTGATGTATATAATGCAATCACTTACTGGAGAGTAAGCCCTGACGCAGAAAGATTCTTTAATAACGTAAAACAATGCTTTTACGATTGGGATAAAATCAAACTTAGCATTAAACTAGGCAATGACGAAATAGCCAATACAGATTTAATTTATGCATTGAATAGCAGAGATTTTGTTACTCCTGGCATTGGTCCTCAAATTGTGCATATGAAACCAAGAATACTTGGTACTAGTGCAGTTGACTGGACAAAAGAGCTAACATGGGAAGTAGACAACGGAGTGCTCCGCATCAATGGGCATAATCAATACGGATTTGTTCACTATCATCAAAAAGAACTAGCACAACAATTAGGGCAGTACTATGACTGAAGAAGAACTAGCACAATTGTTTGATCAAATAATAGCGGACAATAAACCGGTTGACTACGAATACAGATTGTACTATAATAAAGAAACTGGGCAACCCTTGTTCTACAGTATGGAAGAACTCGACGGCGATTATATTAAAGTAACACAAGAACAACATAGCCAAGGTCGCTATGATATACTTGTTCGTAAAGGCAAAATTGTTAGGCAAAATGATTCAGTTAGTTGGACAAAACTAGCACCATCTGAGACTGGTACTAGGTGTAGAGCTGATAATGTAATGATTGTAGACAACAACAGTGATATTAAGTGGGCTAGTAAAACATATTATTTAAAGTAAATACTTTATAATAATAAGGAAAATATTAAATGAAGTATATATTAAATGCATTTATTGCAGGAATACTAGTACTACTACCAGCAACAGTGTTGTCGCAAGAACAAGAAACTAAATTTTTTCTTACTACACAACCTTGTGCACCGGTTATTCAGATGACTAATACGGTTATGAACAATTATGGCGAAAAACCTTTGCACAGTGGCAGAGGCATGCAACGGAGTTCATCTGACAGCAAAGAGTATTGGAGTTCAATGATGTTTTTTGTTAACCAAGACTCGGGCACCTGGACACTAGTGAGTTTGTATGATGACGGAACAGCGTGCTTGGTTGCTAATGGCGGCGACTTTAAACCTTACTCAAAGTAAATTACGGAGTTAACATGGATTCAATTGATATTGCCGATTTGGACTGTATCTATCTTTCTTACGATGAACCACAAAAAGAAGAGTTTTGGGTTAAGATACGCAACATGGTTCCGTGGGCAAAACGTGTTGATGGGGTGGAAGGCAGCGATGCTGCACACAAAGCCGCAGCACAAGCAAGCGACACTGAACGTTTTATATTAATTGATGGTGACAATCTTCCCGAGGAGTCTTTTTTCAATCAAACCATTGAATACAAGGACAGTAGCTACGAAAAGGCAGTTTATCGCTGGAGGGCACGTAATCATGTTAATGGTTTGATGTATGGTAACGGCGGCATGAGTTCTTGGACAAAAGAGTTTGTTATGAACATGCGCACACATGAAGCAAGTGGAGGCGCTGATGATACTGATGTAGAGTTTTGTTTTGATCCGCTGTACTGGCCGATGTACAATTGCTATTCAACTACGCATCCAAATGGAAGTGCTAAACATGCCTGGCGTGCTGGCTTTCGTGAAGGTGTAAAGATGTGCCTTGACAGAGGACGCAAACCAAGTGTTAGCGAATTTAAAGAACGGGTGCATAGTCGCAATCTCGATCACTTGACTGTCTGGCAAAATGTAGGCAGTGATGCGGATTACGGATTGTGGGCAATTATCGGCGCAAGACTCGGAACATACAAAACCATGCTAACAGATTGGAATCACAAAGAAGTGCAGTGGTTCGATAATCTAGAACAAATTTGGAACAAAATAGAAAACACTGATCCACTTAACATAATCGAACAACATGCTACCGCATTAAACAGACAATTAGATTTGCCAATGAACACATTTTCTCCTGAACAGAGTAAATTTTTCAAACATCACTATCGTAGTAACTGGAATAATAAAAATATCATGACTCGTGAAATTGATGTTATTAGAGCACAAGAAGGATGGTAACATGACAAACTCTGTTGCAACCTTGTTTGCTAATCTTGGCTCTGGCTACAAGCACACAATGAAAGCAATGCCACGTGGCAAGGGCGAGACACAACCAATTGCATTTAGTTGTAATGTTCCGCACAAGGTTGTTGCCATTGACGACAACTTAAATTGTTTGTTATGTATTTGTGATGGATGGCTTCCGCTTCCTGTTGGGCAAGTACAGGATTTTGAAAGTTTAGCTGACGTATTTTCTAGTCCAAAAGCAAAAATTCTTCAGGATGATATTGATGCAAAGAACTACACATGGTGTGCTGTACAACACTGTGGAATTAAACACGGCGACATTGAGCAATCGTATTACGAATTAGCTATTAATATTGATCGAAGTTGTAATTTACAATGCCCTAGTTGCCGGCGTGATAAGTTTATGCTAACATCAGGGCCAGTGTACGACAAGAAGATTGACGCTGCAATGCGAATTTTAGGTTGGCTAGAACAACTTGATGATAAAATTCATATTGTACTAAGCGGTGATGGGGATCCATTGGCTAGCTTGGTTATTCGCCCGATGATTAAAAACTGGAAGTACAAACCTAACCAGATACTCACACTAAAAACCAACGGGTTGTTATTGCGGAAACAACTTCACAACACCGAAATGCTTAAAAATGCAAATTTAAGTATAAGCATTGACGCCGGCAGTAAAGAAGTTTTTGAAAATATTCGACGTGGAGGCAACTGGGAAGTGCTGCTAGACAACTTTGATTTTTTAGTTGAAAATAACAAGCAAAAAGATACTGTATTAAACTTCACTATACAAAATAATAACTATTTTGATTTAGAGAATTTTGTAAAGCTTTGTGAAAAATATCAGTTCAATGGATCTGTTGCTAAATTAGATGACTGGGGAACATGGAATGATGAAACAGTCTCTAACCCAGATGACTGGACTCAAGAAAATGGTTACTTTTTTGATCATGATGTGTTACACTCACAGCATGAGAATTATGAAACAGCTAGGCAAATATGCACTAAGTTTTTGGACCATCCATTGGTGGGTATTAATCCGTCAGTGATAGAAAGATTGTAATGTCCAACGGAACAGTAATTGGATTTTTTCCCTGGGCGTAGCAACAGAAATTATTTGGATTGGATGTAATGCAAAATAAAGGCGATGAAGTCGGTGCAGACTTTAAAAGTAAGTTTTTAAGTGATGCAGAAATTGCACAGCAAAAATTAGACACAATAAGTCCCAGCATGTGCCTTGCTAAGTGGAAGCAACTCAGCTTGCACCTTACTACTGGAATGAACAACAGTTGCTACCATCCGCCATTGCACAGGGCAGATGCAACAGCTATTAAGAAAAATCCCAGTGCGTTACATAATACAGACTACAAAAAGCAACAACGCAAGCTAATGCTAGAAGGTGTGCGACCAAGCGAGTGTGACTACTGCTGGAAGATGGAAGACAATGGAAAACTAAGCGACAGGCATTATCGCAGTGGCGAACCGTGGGCAATTAAAGACTTTGAAAAAATAACAAATGCAAATTGGGATGAAGATATTACTCCTAGTTATGTCGAAGTAGACTTTAACAGTGCATGCAATCTAAGTTGTAGCTATTGCTCGCCGCAATATAGTTCAACTTGGATGGCCGAAACAGAAAAGTATGGCGCTTGGCCAACTAGTACTCCGCACAACGATCCTACACATTTTGCAGGAGAACGCAAGCCTATACCTGCTAGAGAATACAATCCATATGTAGAAGCTTTTTGGGAATGGTGGCCAACATTGTATCCAGAGTTGGAACACTTTCGGATGACTGGCGGCGAGCCACTAATGGATAAAAACACATATCGAGTGTTTGATCATGTGTTAGCCAATCCCAAACCAGACTTGCATTTAAGTACAACATCTAACTTTAGCGTAGATGAAAAATTGTGGCAAAAATACAAAAACTATGTATCCAAGTTGTGCAGTACGCACGGTAACGTAGAACACTTCATGCAGTATGTAAGCCTAGATGGAATGTTTGAACAAGTAGAATATGTCCGACATGGCCTTGACTTTGACCTGTTGTGGGACAGAGTACATCAATTCTTGCGTGATATACCGGAACGCAACAGTGTTACATTTATCATAACAATGAGCAATTTAAGCGTGACCACTCTGCACAAATTGTTTGCTGCCATACTGGAATTAAGACAAACATACAGTACAACATACCAACGAGTGTGGTTTGATACGCCTGTGTTGCGCACACCAACTTGGCAAAGTCTGCAACTATTGCCTGAGAGCTATGTATACGAACTTGACGCTATCAAGTCTTGGATGTTGAACAATCTCGAAACTGAAGCTACCCGGTTTCACGGATTTAAGGACTATGAAGTTAACCGTCTAGACAGAGACATTGCTTGGATGCGTAACGGGCAAAAATTATCTCCAGAATACATTAATCGTAATAAAGCAGATTTTTATAGATTTTTCAACGAGCATGACCGTCGCCGAAACACAGACTTCTTAAAGACATTCCCCGAAATGGCAGACTGGTGGAATGATTGTAAATATCAAGCCATTAACACATAAGAGATACATACATTATGCCCAAGCAAAATAACGAAACAGATTTACAATATAAAACTCGTGTGCTCGATCCATTAAGTTCCAGTATGTGCGGGGCTAAATGGTACAACGCTACTATATGGTTAGGTTCGGGAATGACCACCAGCTGTCACCATCCTTTGCCTCATCATATATCGGTCGAAGAAGTACAAGCAAATCCAAAAGCATTGCACAACACTCCTCGTAAAAAGGAAGAGCGTAAACAAATGCAGTGCGGCGAGCGGCCAAAAGGTTGCGAATATTGCTGGAAGATTGAGGACATTGGTAGAGACAATATATCTGACAGAACATATAAAAGTGTAATCTATTCAGATGAAGATTTGCAATCAGCACATGCACTGGATTACAACGAAGATGTTGATCTTAAAACATTAGAAATTGCATTTGATAGAACTTGTCAGTTTGCTTGTAGTTATTGTAATCCAGCATTTAGTTCAACCTGGGTTAAAGATTTAAAAAAACACGGTGCATACGAAGATTTAATCAGTGATGGTCGCAATCACTTTACGCACACACATGACAGTAATCAACTGTACACTTACAACGAAACAAACCCGTACATCGAAGCGTTTTTTAAATGGTGGGAAAGCGACTTGCATAGAACACTCGACGAATTGCGCATCACAGGCGGCGAACCTGCAATGAGCGGCCACTTGTGGAAGTTGCTTGACTGGTTTAAAGAAAACAAAGGTGCAAGCACCACAAGGATTGCAATCAACAGTAACTTAGGACTTGCTACTGCCGACATGGAAAAATTGCTTGACAGAGCTGCTAGTGCACCACTGGATATTTACACATCAAATGAAAGTATGCCAGTGCAAGCAGAATACATCCGTGACGGGCTAGAATGGGAAACCTGGGATCGAAACATGCACATGCTGGCCAGTTCAGGTAAAATACGTGGGTTGCACAATATGTGCACAATCAACGCATTGTGCTTGGAAACACTTCCTGAGTTTTTAGATTATCTATTAACATTTAAACAAACATATGGCAGAGATTTCCCAAGCTTTACATTGAACATTTTGCGTTTTCCTAGTTTCCAAAGCCCATTAGTACTGCCAGACGAAATTCGAATGTTGCATAAAGATCGTTTGCAAAATTGGCTGAACACAAACAGAGACAATACATTATTACACGAACATGAGATTAACCAAACTGAACGTCTAATAGACTATCTCGATGTTGTTAAAACCCCACACAGCGACACATTTGATATGCCAAAACTACACAACGATTTTAAACGTTTTTACACACAATACGACAAGCGCAGAGGCAAAGACTTTGCTACTGCATTTCCTAGCATGAAAGATTGGTACAATGAGCTATAGTTACAACAGTGCAGATCCAATTAAGATTAGGCTAGCAGATGTAAGTGAAAGAGAACGTGAACTTCTTGCCGAAAGCAAAACATTTTGTATGTATCCGTGGATACACTTGCATGCTTATCCTACAGGCGAAGCATACCCTTGTTGTCATGCCGAGATGGGTGTTGGCCAAGTTGGCAACTGCAAAAACAACACAATGGAAGAGATTTGGAATAGTCCAGAGCAAAAGCAACTGCGCAAAGACATGCTTTTAGAACAAGAAAACCCTGCGTGTGGACGTTGTTACGAACAAGAGAAAAGTGGATTCTTTAGTGGCCGTCAAAGTGCAAACAAGCACCACGGGCACCATATCGGTCGTGCACTTGACACACACGAAGACGGGCAATACGACAACTTTGAAATGACGTACTGGGACATCAGATTTTCAAACTTGTGCAATTTAAGTTGCAGAAGTTGCGGGCACATCTTTAGTAGCAGCTGGTACAAAGATCAAAGTGTACTAGCAGGACCGGGTTGGGCTAAAGAAAACAAACCAATGAACTATGCAGGTCGATTCGAAGCTGATATGATTGAGCAGTTGTACGAGCATTTGGATCACGTAGAGCAAGTATATTTTGCAGGCGGCGAACCTTGCATGATGGACGAGCATTATCGTATACTTGAGGAATTAGAACGCAGAGGTCGATTTGATGTGCGTCTCGTATACAATACAAACTTTACAAAAACAAAATTGAAAGACCGTTTGGTATTTGATTACTGGAAAAAATTTGATAGTGTAGCTGTAGGTGCAAGCCTGGATGGCATGGGTGCCCACGGCGAGTATATTCGCACAGGCACCAAGTGGGAAGAAGTAGAACAGAATAGACGTACTATGATGGAAGTATGTCCTAACGTTGACTTTTATATTAGTCCAACATTAAGCATTATGAATGCACTGCACTTGCCAGACTTTCACAGGGATTGGGTCGAAAAAGGCTTGATAAAACCACAAGACCTTAATGTAAACATCTTGCAAGATCCAGATTATTTGCGCATTGATATTGCACCACAAGCATACAAAGATCAAATTAAAGAAAAGTACGAAGCACACTTAGAATGGTTGCGTCCATTGGATCAACTAAACAGGGCCACAGTGGGATTTGAAAGTGCACTACAATACATGGATAGCACAGACAACACTCATCTAATAGGCAAGTTCTGGCAAAAGACCAACCAACTTGACGGCATACGAAAAGAAAACGTATTGGATGCAATACCCGAGCTGGCATCATTGAAATGAGCACTTGGATAGAATTTTATAATGACATAAAAGACCCAAGCTGGCCTGTTTGCGAGCAAGAATCAGACTTTCCGTCACTTCCCCAGCACATACAAGATGAATGTATTAGTGTGTATGGATATAACATCGGACAGTTTAAACACACAAGCAAACTCGTTAACAAGCCATTTCCAATTAACACTCCAACTGCATGCCAGCTTAAATGGAATTGGAGTACAGTGTTTTTGACCACAGGCGAAACTGCTAGTTGCCATAGGACTAATCATCATAAGTTCGACACCAACATGTTCGATTTTCACAACACGCCCAGCAAGGTTGATGATCGCAAACAAATGTTGCAAGGCAAGTGGCCAAAAGTGGGTTGCGACTATTGTATTAATATTGAAAAAGCAGGCGGCCAAAGTGACAGGATTACCAACTTGGATTTTCCTGGACAGCATGCCCCAGTTGAACTAGCTGACAACCCTATTGCAACACAAGTAACACCAAGAATACTTGAAATATATTTTGACAATACTTGTAACCTCAAATGCTTGTATTGTGGTCCAAGATTTAGCAGTTTATGGGATGCCGAAAATGTTAAATTTGGTGATCCGGCACTTGCTAAAGATCCAAATTTGCAATCTAATAAACAAAAACTATTTGATTGGTTAAAAGTAAACGGGCAGTACTTGACTAACTTTAATATACTAGGCGGCGAACCTTTATATCAACGTGAATTAGAAGAATGCTTGGATTTGTTTGAAGCACACCCTGCTCCGGAATTAAAATTACAAATTTTTACAAATTTAAATGCAAAACTTGATTATGTAAAAAAAGTAACAAAACGTGTTAAACACTTAATCGATGCAGGGTGTCTAAGAGAGTTTGAAGTAACTGCAAGTCTTGATTGCTGGGGACCACAACAAGAGTATGTGCGTTTTCCAATGAATTTAAAAACGTGGGAAACAAACTTTGAATATCTACTAGAGTGCGATTGGATTAATCTTATTATCAGTTCAACTGTTACTCCGTTAACTGTGAAAACATTGCCGGACTTGTTAAGCAAGGTACAAGAATGGAACAATGTTCGCACTGTTTATCACTACCAGAACAGCGTAAACAGCCCGAGTTACATGTTTATTGATGTATTTGGAGATATCTTTTCTGAAGACTTTGACAAGGCGTTAAGCTTAAAACCAGAAAGAACACCTGAAGAAATTTCAAGTAAAAACTATTTGTTGGGTATTGCAACACAAAGTAAAAACAATGAACCAAACGTGTTTGAAATTACCGAACTATTTGACTACCTTAACAAAATGGATTTAAGACGTAAAACAAATTGGCGTGAAACATTTCCATGGTTAATTGACGAATTTAGAAAGTATGATTTATGAAATTACCGCACGATAAATTCTGTGTGCTGCCTTGGGTAAGCATCGAAACATCACCGATTGGCACTGCTCGTCCTTGTTGTTTAGCCGAAGATGAAATCAAGGATGCCAATGGCGTTAAGTTTGATCTCAACAACAGCACACTAAATGAAATACACCACAGTGACTATATGAACAATTTGCGACAAGACTTTCTGGATGCAAAGAAGCCGCAGACATGCAGAAAATGCTGGAATGAAGAACGCAGTGGTCGCACCAGCAAGCGCATGCACACATTAAATCGACTTAAACATATTGTTACAGACACAGAATGGAGCAAAGATGCTAAACCTCTTGTGTTTATTGATTTTAAACTAGGCAATATTTGTAACCTTAAATGTCGTATTTGCGGAAGCTGGAGCAGTAGCACATTTGCCACCGAAGAGATCAAGTTTGAAGGCAAGGACAGCTTTCATTATGAAATGCTGCAAAAAGGCGCATGGCCCAGAAAGAACCAAAAGTTTTGGGACCAAATTGATCCAATGATGGACCAAATTCGTTACTTGGAATTCACGGGTGGCGAACCATTTATGATACAAGAACACTTTGCCTTGTTGCAGCGTTGCATAGACGCAGGCATTGCAGGCAACATCGAAATACACTATAATACCAATGGTACACATTATCCAGAGAATGCCGAATCTATATGGAAACATTTTAAGCTAGTAGAAATTGCATTTAGTATTGATGATGTTGACGAACGATTCGAATACCAACGTGCTAACGCTGAGTGGCAACTGGTTAACCATAATATGGATCGCTTTGAACGGCTGCGTGATAGACTAAACAACATACAGTTACAATGTTGTGCAACTGTTAATGTGTTTAATGTAATGTATCTCGAAGGTCTGGCCAATTGGATTGATACTAGATCCTTTGAGTTTGTATACTGGAACATGTTGCATGAAGCATACTACCACAGTGTAGGAACATTGCCCGAAGCAGCAAAACAGATAGCAATTAAACGTTTGCAAAATGCTGATGTAACTGAATTTCATAAAAAAGAATTCAATAATATTATTGACTTTATTAATAGTGGAGTCAGCCTAGACGGTAACATATTACGCATGAAAGTAAAAGATGTAGATTGGCGTAGAAATCAAGACTTGCGTGATCACCATAAAGAACTTGCTGATGCAATTGAATATGGAGGTCCTGCATGATACTGGTGGTAATAGCATTAGAAGAAGAACTGCCCGGTGCATTACCCACTGGCTTTAAAAAGTTAGTAACCGGTGTCGGAAAGGTTAATGCAAGTATTGCATTAACTACGGAATTGTGTTATAATAGTTCTATTAGTTATAGTAAAGTAATAAACTACGGATCAGCAGGCGGCATTGCTGAAATAAAAGGACAACTAGTGGGTATAAGTGCAGTTATTGAAAGAGACATGGATTGCACTTCGCTTGACTTGCCACTTTATGTTAGCCCTGGCGACGAAGAACAAATGATTATTTGTCAAACCAAGCACGATAGTTTGTACGTATGCGGCACCGGTGATAGCTTCAGTGTGCCGCATATCAACTATCAAGTGGTCGAAATGGAAGCATATGCACTAGCAAAGGTTTGTCAAAAATTTGACACACCATTTGACTGCTACAAGTATATTTCCGACAGCGATGCTGACGGCGAAGATCAAGGTGCTGAATGGTCTGCTAATGTGCACAAAGGCGCTGAAATATTTACTACTACTGTGTTGGATAAGATTGTACCACAACAAATGGAATTGATATGAGAAAAGGTATTACGTTTAGCACGTTTGATTTGTTACACGCCGGGCATATTGGAATGTTGCGTGAAGCAAAAGAAAACTGTGATTACTTGATTGTAGGACTACAAAGCGACCCTACAATTGATAGACCGGGCACTAAGAACAAGCCTGTGCAAACAATGGTAGAGCGTTATGTACAGTTAAATGCATTACATTTAATCGATGAGATTGTTCCATACCAAACAGAACAAGACGTTATTGATATACTGGAACTGTTTCAATTAGATGTGCGTTTTCTAGGAGAAGAGTACAAGCACGAAGACTTTAGTGGTAAAAATGTTTGTCAAAAACGTGGAATAGCACTACACTTTAACAAAAGAGATCATAGATTCAGCAGTAGCGATTTACGTAAAAGGGTTACTGATGCAAAAACCTGACAGCAAGCCACCTACCCTGTGCATGGCACCATGGACACACACTTATCTAAGTCCACAAACTGAAAGGCGGTTGTGCTGTGCAAGTCGAGAACCTGCACAAAGCTTTGCACAATACATTGACACCAACACAGGCAGCGGCGAATACCAGCCCGTAAGCCTCGACGAGCACTGGAACAACGACCATATGCAAAGTGTTCGTCGACGTATGATGGCAGGAGAAACATTGCCTGAATGTGATGTGTGCAACAGTCAGCTATTAAACACAGACGTATATCGTAGTTACTTTGAAAGAATGTTCCAACACAAGTACAACGATATTTGGGAAAAGACTGACGCCACTGGCTGCACTACAATGAAACCTATTAGTTGGGATTATCGTTTCTCAAACTTGTGTAACTTTAAATGTCGCATGTGCGGGGATATGTTAAGTAGTAGTTGGGAAGCAGAACAAAAACTACACGACATGGCAGACTTAACTGATCCAAAAAACAACTGGATGAAGCCAGAAGTACGTGCAGAAATAACCAAATTCCAAGACACGCAAATTGAACAAGAGTTTAGTGAAGCAGTTGAAGAACACCGGGTTGAAGAGATTTACTGGGTCGGCGGCGAGCCTCTTATGTACGAACAGCACTGGCGTTATATGAAACGCATTGTTGAATTAGGTGATGCACGCCGGTTGTATGCAAGGTACAATAGCAATCTCAGCAGAGTCAATTACAAAGGTATAAATTTATATCATGATATACTAGCACACACACGTGATTGGCAAATGTGTGCAAGTTTGGATGGCACAGGTGCAATAGGCGAATATATACGCACAGGTCTAAAATACAATGAATGGGTGGACAACTTTAAGCAGGGGTTAGAGATAGCAACACATCGACGGCAGATGCGCATTGATTTTACACTTACATTACCTGGAATGCTGGATGTGGCAAATGTGCAAAAACTAGCAGACGAGCTCAATGTTGATATTCTTGCTAAAGTGGTGTTTACGTTTACGCCAGATATTATCATGAGTCCTTTGGCATTGCCACGTGAAATATTAAACAGTTTAGTAGACGAACTAATTACAAACAATAAACTCGGCGATGCATTAAGTAGCGTGTTACTGCAATTAAAAAACAGACCTAACATGGAAGAAATGTACCCTGGGGATGAGTACTGGCAAGGCATGCGAAAAGGTAAAAAGCGCATGCTCGAACTTGAGAGTATTCGAAAAAACAATTTATGCATGAGAGATATTCTCAGTACTAAAACAGACATATTAAAATGGTGGGATAGCATCGATGTTGGATAGAATTGAAATGAAACTTAGACATAATGTTACAGGAGAATTGTTTCCTGTTTACATTGATGTACATGATAATAGTTTAAGCCGTAAATGGCTTCCGGCACTCAACGGGTTGCTTAACAACAATTACCATCTTGAAAAGAATTATTGCTTTTTTGGATTTCCAGATGGCGAACGTGATTTGCAATTACTTGTTGATCAAATTAATGCAACAATTAAAGGCATTAATGATAGCAGCATTGATTATTATATTGACGATCATTTCACAGTAGATAATGTTGTTGAACCTGAGAAACTTCCAGACACAGAACAAACCCGCACTGACCAAGGCGAAAGCTTGGGCATTAACCATGACAAATTTAATCAACTACACTTGTATTTTGAAGAAACACAAGGCGAGAGCGGTAACATGTCTAGGCATTATAATGCAGCAAATGCAGAAACTCGTTGGTATATTCGACAATTAAATTTATTGTGCCACGAAGCAGAAAGTCTTATTTTAAGCCTGCGTAAAAAACAGCATGCCCCAGAATGGATTCGCCCTAGCAATATTATGTGTTGGTTAAATGCGCCTCGATTTGCCCTCAGCGAAGAGGATTACGAACTGTTCGGCATTAACACTATTGCAAAAGACCAAGGCGGAGTGTACGTTGGGGTTAACAAGGCTGTAGGGAAACACCATTGGGAAGTATTCCAAGATGAGGGCCGAGACAGTCGAATTGACGAACTTGTTACAACATCACTAAAGCCGCAAACTATAGCAGCAGGCGACTTTGACATCGAATGGGGAAACCCTACACTACACCAAAAATTTATGCGAGACCAGCTCAACAGTTTTCGTGGCTGGCTGACAGATAATAATTTTGATCCTAACGATAAGAGTTTAACAATCGGGCATCCTAAGGTAGCACAAGTAGATTTAAAGGCAAGCTTTTCTACTACCAACTTTGAACGGATACTAAGTAAATTAACACAGCATCTAGACGTATATAGTATACGCACATCAAATGCATACGCTGAGTACGAGTACACTTGGCGAGACAGCAAAGAATTACAGGTATCACTGCTATGAAAATAATCAAAAAAATATTAAGTTGGCCAAAAAGTTTAATTAATAAAATTAAACTTGAAATACGTTATAGAAAAAAGCTCAAAGAGCTTAGAAAAAAGGATCCATTTATTTACAAATGAATAATTATATTTTTACCAGCGAAAGTGTTAGCGAAGGACATCCAGACAAGGTCGCAGACCAAATCTCCGATGCGCTAGTTGATGCAGGACTAAAGGCAGGCGATGAAACAACTCGTGTTGCTGTTGAAACACTTGTAACTACCAATCACGTAACATTAGCCGGTGAAGTAAAAAACTTTAATGTAAGCCAGGATGAAGTTAAAGAAATTGTGCGTAACAAGGTTCGAGAAATTGGCTATGAGCAAGAAGGGTTTCATTGGGATAAACTAAACATTTACAATGAAATCCACAGTCAAAGTGCAGACATTGCATTAGGAACAGACGACTTTGGAGCAGGCGATCAAGGTATTATGTTTGGATATGCGTGTAATGATAATTCGGCATACTTGCCAGCGCCTATCTACTATGCGCACGAAGTTTTAAAAGAATTAAAAGAAGTTCGATTATTAGATAACATATTAGGTCCTGACGCAAAATCACAGGTTAGTATACAGTACGAAGGCGGTATAGCTAAACGTGCAGATCAAATTGTTATTAGTACACAACATGCAGCCGGCGAAATTGAAACAGCAAGAATGATTGCAAGAGGTGCCGCGAATCATGCTTTGGGAGATTTAATTGATGAAAAAACTGTATGGCATCTCAATCCGACTGGCAATTTTGTTATTGGCGGTCCTGATGGTGACGCAGGCGTTACCGGTCGTAAAATTATTGTTGACACTTACGGTGGTTATGCTCCTCATGGAGGTGGTGCTTTCAGTGGCAAGGACCCAACTAAAGTGGATAGATCGGCTGCTTACATGGCGCGATGGTTAGCCAAAAATGTAGTAGCAGATGATATGGCAGACTGGTGTAACATTCAGTTGTCGTATGCTATTGGTGTTAAGGCACCAACAAGTGTGTATATTGATAGCAATGGACACAATCGCAGTATTGAAAAGTTTATTAAAGAAAACATTGATATGAGTCCAAAAGGAATCATTGACAGATTTGATTTGTTCAACTATACTAACTACAGTGAAAATTGTGTATACGGGCACTTTGGAGATAAAGATGTACCTTGGGAAAAGATTGGCTGGTAAACACAGTGGTTAAGAAAATACTAGGAGTTAGTGCAGGATTTCATGATGCAGCATTAACTGTGTTGCATGATGACGAAATTGTATTTGCTGGCCATAGTGAGCGTTACAGTAAACAGAAAAACGATAATAATATTTGCCTAGAACTTGAGCTGGCAGCCCTTGCACACGGCCCATTTGATAAAATTGTATACTATGAAAAACCGTGGAAACGGCAGTTGCGTAAATTTCTCAGTGGTGAACCCTGGGGTGGTAACTGGCGACTAAAGTCAGAACTTAAAAATACAATTCCGATAATAATGTCAGAACACAAAGGTGTTACAACCAGTGTTGGACATCACATGAGTCACGCTGCTGGCGGATTTCAAACATCGCCTTACGACGAAGCCGCTGTTGTTGTAATTGATGCAATCGGCGAAATAGATACTATCAGCATTTACAAAGCTAGATACGACGATGCTACCACTGGTTACTTGGGGTATAAGAAGCACAGACAGGCCCAATACAAGCGTGTTTGGTGTCAGCAGTATCCTAACAGCATCGGCATGTACTATAGTGCTGTTACGCAGCGTGTAGGTTTGCGCCCAATGGATGAAGAATACATCACAATGGGTATGGCAGCATATGGCGATGCATCAAAAGCATACCACACGTTGGTTGATAATTTAATAGACAACACATCAACAGCAAAATTTAAAAGAAACCTGCACATTGGCATGCAGGACTTGGAGTTTTCTGCAGGCGTTGACGAAATGGATATTGCAGCCGCAGGGCAGCAACTTTGCGAAGAGCTGATTATGCAAGTGATGCACAAGGCCAAAGAATTAACAGGTTCGAATAATCTTGTTTATATGGGCGGTGTTGCACTTAATTGTGTAGCGAACAGCAAGCTAGGTGATATTTTTGACAACATATGGATCATGCCCAACCCGGGAGATGCAGGCAGTAGTTTAGGTGCTGCGGCATTAGCATATGGTAAAAAAGTCAATTGGCGCACAGCATTACTGGGCACTGATATCACTGGCAAGTATCCAGTAAAGAAATTAATCAAACAATTAAAGACTAAAAAGATAGTAGGAGTAGCAAGCGGTAAGGCCGAGTTTGGCCCACGTGCTCTTGGAAACAGAAGTTTACTTGCTGATCCACGTGGTGCAGAAATTAAAGACAAAGTAAATGAAATAAAAAAGCGGCAAAAGTTTCGTCCTTTTGCTCCAGTGATACTTGAAGAACATGTACACGATTATTTCAACATGCCAAAAAATCAAAATACATCACATTACATGCAGGTAGTGGCGCCAGTTAAACATCCGGACCAGTTTCCTGCTATTACACATGTAGACGGTACAGCAAGAGTGCAAACAGTGCCCAGCGACGGTAGTGGCATCAGACTATTATTAGAAGCTTGGCACAAAGAAACAGGGTGCCCAATGTTGCTAAACACATCGTTGAACATCCGCGGCGAACCAATGGTTGACGACAGAAAAGATGCAGATAGATTTGAAAAAGAATATGGAGTTACTGTGTGCAGTTAATTGAAAAAGTAGAAGATGCACTACGCCAAGTGCACGATCCAGAAGTTCCAATTAATGTATTTGATTTGGGATTAATTTACAACATTGAAATAACCGGATCGCATTGCATGGTGGAACACACACTTACTAGCATGATGTGCCCGTTTGCAGATCAAATTTGCAATGACATCGACGAAGCAGTACAAGGTGTTGACGGCATTACAACTGTAGACAGGCAACTGGTGTTTGACCCGCCGTTTAGCCTGGATATGGTTCCTGAAGATACTAAGATTATAATGGGCTGGGGTTAGAGATAACTCTCTAATCCGCCAGTACGTCTAATGTCTTGTGTGCAACAACTAATACCGCCATCCCAAAAATAACTGTGACGCAGTTCGCTAATAATAGGATTGATTTTGTGCTTGGCACAATAATCAAATACTTCTTTATTGTATGCACTAAAGACAACATTCTCTTCGTCTAACACAAGGCAGTTAACATCAAACACTGTGTCGCTGACAAAGCCAACCCATTTACTGAGATACTGGTCTACAAAGTTGCTGAATTCCTGTGTTGGGGTTTGCCCTTGCACATACCAAGAGCCGTTGAAGTTTTCTTCTTTAAACTTGCCAACTTCCATTGCAGCCCAGATACTACTATCCCATATCTTACAAACGTCCCATCCTGGAAAGTCTTCGGCTAAGTTGAGTTGATCATCCCACTTGCTTGAAAGAATAACACCCGGTTTGAGAATGGCAAATACAGCATCGCCATGGCCGTCTGTAATTGCTTCGTGTACACGATACTCTGGGCCTAATGCATTTTCTACAATCCATTTAGTTTGATGCGGTTGTAAAAAATCACTATTGTCAAAGAACACATCACGACCAACACGCACGATGCAACTAGCACTGGCACCATTTAAAATGCAATCAGGATCAAATGTTTCACCGTGTGGGTTAATAACTTGATCTCCATATTCGGCACAAATATCATTTAATTCGTCAACTGGCAACACTCTCAACAGTTTGTCGCCCAAGCTAATTTGCCAGTCACGTGGCGTAAGAGGAGGCAATGGTGCACCACCTTCGGCGATTTGGCCGCCTTGGAAATTATCTTTATCTGGTAAGCCAGGGCGTTTTACAACAGCACCATATTCTTCGCAAGTCTTTTGCAAGTTGTCCAAGTCTTCATTTGTTTCTGCTAAAATTTGTTGCAGCTGATTGCGCACTTGTGCATCATCAATGAAGTCAAAATAGTCAGGCGTGTATGCCCGCCCAACAATAACTTCTTCTAGTGGTTGCCAGCTGGTGTAGCTACTTACTTTACTCATTTTAAATTTCCTAATATTGTTTTTAATCTATCGGCTTTGCTAGCCAAGAATAACTGTTGGTTGTGCAGCAAATCTTCTTTGCAATCTATATACATTTGATGTATTTTTTTAGATTTTGCAATTCGTTCCATTTCGTTGCACACTGCATTCCAACGCTCGGTGTTGTTAGAGATGTTGTCATAACTGTGATCAACCACATGATCGAATGTCTTGTATCCCATGTCACGTAATTGTTGTATACTACCAGCAGCACCAACAATTACAAATGGCTGTGCATGCTTAATAGGTTTAAATGTTTTTTCTGTTAAGAACACACCATTGCTTTGATCTACATCTAAATGTGTTTCAATTACAAAGTTAAAGTATGCATCGTCATGGTGTGCTGCCACAGTGTGGTGGTACAAATTGTGGTCGTCGCTGCTCAATAAATCTGCATGAAACGGGCAAAGCTTTAAAAAGAATTCAGTGTGATGTCTGAGACTGCCAAAACTATCAACTTCAACAGGATTATCTTCTGGTAAATCACCTACACTAATATCAGCATTGTATCCAAAGAATCCTTTTTCGTGCAACCCTTTCATCCACAGTCTGGTCATGGTGTTAGCACGCCACCATTTGTGTGTGCGCACAAGTGCAGTAAAATTTTTACTGCGTGGGCGGTCGTGGAACTCAGTTGCTAGACCTTCATTACGGAGCCGGTATAACAGCTCATCGTCACACAAGTAGCTGAACTGTGCAAGATCGTGACTTTTAGTGTTTGCAGTGGTAAAATGCAGGTTTTTTAGAGAAATGCCTGCTATAACCATTTGTTTTTCAATATGTTTTTTTATGCGAAAAGGGTTATCTCCTTCGCTGTAGAAAAACCAAATTTTTAGTTGGTTGTCTGCCAAACGTTTTACAACGTTTTTTGGGATAACGTCAAACCATTCTACAGTAAAATCAAAAAAGCTAAGACTAATTGGATATATGCTGCCGTTGGGTGCATCACTGGTGTTGACCACACTATAGTCAATGCCTTCTTGTTTTAGATATTCATAAAAATGCACTGGTTCACTAAACGGGCTGTTAATACTAAATTGCCGCCACTGTGGGGTAAATGGTTCTGCATCCCAGGCAGCACAATTAGGAAAAGGCACATCGCCTTTAAATTTATCTGCACAAAATGTTACCATTGTTCTGTCATTTCGTTGAGTTCGTTCCATAATATGTTTTCAAACTTGTCACTGTAAAACCAATCAAAGTTGTATTGCACAGTATTACTTACGGCTTTTTGTAGAGAGGCTTTTTCTTTTTGACTCATACTATTAATATCAAACAAAACCTTGCCAATTTCTTGAGTTCGCCGATCGTCTTCGTGCTCGTCATAACTTTCGTCCCAGAATTCGCCAAATGTTTTAAATCCGTAACGGCGCAAGTATTCTAAACTGCCTTTACAACTCTGTATTATAAACGGCTGTTGCATCACTATAGGCTTAAATGATTTTTCAGTCAAGTGTTGCTTGTTACCGTCATATGCTGTTTCTGTTACCACTTGTATTAAACTATTGTTTGCCTGTTCCCACAAATCAATTCTATGACTTTGTGCAGCGTAGCCACTGCCGTTGTCAATGGTAAGCGGTAATCGAACATTCGGTACCTGTAGGTTATACTTCTTGCATATAGCTTTAATCGACAACCCTTCGTATGGGCATGTGTCTGGAAATGATATAAGATTTTTATCCAACATATTTCTGTTTGCAAATTGGTTTAACAGTTCGATTCGATGCCGACGTTCGCCGCCAATTATATTATTAGGACAAAGAAATGTATTGTATGGCTTGCGTTCTGCAAAAGGTTGTGCTAAACTAGTTCTGTTGTATCCCCGATACCAGTCAAGTGCAGCCCATCCATGAAAAAAATAGTAGTCGTTTTTGAGCCCATAAGTATCACAAGCCCACTGAGCATCTTCACTATTGTATTCACTGGTAACAAGTCTTTTAATGTTAGACTCGAACATATCTAAAAATGGTGTGATAAAATTATGAAATCTAAATCTATTCAACACTTCTTGATCCCAAAATATAACTCTAGTGCTATCTTTAGGATTTCCAGTTTGTTCTGGCAGCATGCTCCAATTAGCAGGCGGTTGACTGCGTATGTTTTCAAAATCCGTTGTGCCAAAGGGGTCAAACCAGTGCAGACCAACTCGATAATTGCAATTATCTACACAGCCTTCGTTGGTCTGTGCCAATGCACGTGGCAGAAAAACATTATCGTAAACTTCGTCGATTCTAATCATGTTTGATAAATTTTATTCCATGGATATTAATGAAGCCTGCAAACTCAGCAGGACTAGGTACTTATGGATATTAGATGACCGGTGTGATTATTCCAACTTCGACTTCTCTTGGGAGCCAGCACCCTGGGAAAGTGAACAAATACATGTTTGGCCCAGCCAGCACCAAGAAAATTCTGGTACTATGCTGGTTCCAAAACAAGGAGCTGTGGACAAAAACTACAACCATGACATTGTAAGACACACCGGGCAAGCACCTAGACTGCATATAAAACACAGCCCATCCAGTCCAGACTTAGGTGATATTAACACACGATATATCAGTGATTACTTGGGTACAATGCGTCGAGTGTTAAAGAAAGTAGATTGGGAGTACTGTTGGGTTACATCTGATGTTTGCGATTACAAAGATTTTGATTTCACTTGGCATCACAGTGAATACCAGCACGACATGCTGCATGTATTTCCTAGCAATGAACAAAAGTTTGGCGATACTTTTTATGTTCATGTGCCTAGTTTTTTAGCTAAAACAGAAAACTTAAAAATACTCGAATGGTTCGAAACACTGCATTTTGTTACAGATGTTTGGACAGTAAAACGTCAGCCTATGCCTTTTGTTGATTTTGATGCAGACACTGTGGTTGATGCAGTATGGCAACACGAATTTGTTGAACCTTACGCAGTGTTTCGCCGGCATGACAATATACAGGTTGATGTCCCAGCAATTAGTTTATGGCAAGAACAAACCAAGACAGTTGTTCCGTTAGTCGCAGGTGCAAGCACTGTATTAATTCCGCGAGAAGTCAAGAATCATTTAAATGAACAAATTTATGACTACCCGTGGTTAGATAAAAGTCGACCTGTGCTAGCAGCTGAGCCTCAAGATATTGTTTATATCAGTTATGATGAAATTGATGCTGAAAAGAATTATAATACGTTATTAGAAATAACAAAAGATTTGCCTAATACTGTGCATCGTGTGCACGGAATTAATGGTATGCAACAAGCGTTGCAGGCAGCAAGCTCAAAAAGCAACACACCCTGGAGTTATCATGTGTTTGCAAAAACTGAACTAAATCCAGAGTTTAAGTTTGACTACGTACCTGATTATATGAAGCAACCTAATCACTATATTTTTAATTGCAAAAACATGAGCAACAATTTAGTATATGGGCATATGGGAGTTATATTATATAATAATCGTCTAGTAATCGAAAGTGCTGATTACAGCGAACTAGGATTAGACTTCACAATGAGCTTTCCGGTCGAGGTAGTACCTGAGCTAAGTTGTTATGGAAACTTTGCTACTAGCCCGTATCAAGCTTGGCGTACTGCATTTAGGGAAGCTAGTAAATTGAGTTACTTCTTAGATGGAACTCCCAACATGGAAGCTCGTCATCGATTGCACGTGTGGACCAATGAGGCACACGGCCCGCACAGTGAATGGGTATTAAATGGTGCTCGTGATGGTGTAGAGTTCTTTAACGCAACTGGCCCAGATTTGCCTAAATTAAAGGCGGCATTTGATTGGACTTGGCTGAGACAGTACTTTGATTCTAAGTACGGATCCCTTTAAGAGAATCAATAACATTAGCAACTTCTAATGCATTGCGTATGCCTGTACTTGGTGTAGTGCGATTAACAACACAATCTACCCAGTGCTTTAATTCGTATTCCAAAGGCGAATATTTGTAATCGTATTCATATACTTCGGGTGAAGCATCAGTTATACTTCTGCGATCTTCTATACTGTGCTTGCTAACAGTCACGGTGTTAGCATCTTGATCCCAGACAATTTGTCCTTTGGTGCCTAGCAATACAGTGCGACGAATACGCACTGGGCTGTACCAGCTAACATCAATATCGTAACCAGGTGTGCCACTGAACCAAACTCTGTCCGGCACAATGTTGTTACTGTAGTTCCAACTTTGTGCATTGGTTACAGTCATTGGGCCTTGGAAATAATTCACAATGCTGATGTCATGTGTTGCTAAACTCAGCACTGGATCTGTTTTAGTTTGATAAATTCCCCAATTTGATCTTTCACTGCGAATATAAGTCAAGTCGCCAATATCGCCGTTGTCCAGCATGCTTTTAATCAAATGTATTTGAGGATGGTGCAGGAATATGTGACCTACCATTATCAATTGATCATCTTTAAGATGGCTGGCAATGTCTTCAATTTGTTCAGCAGTTTCGGCCATTGGCTTTTCGACATACACATCGTGCCCACGTTTAACCAGCTCAACTGTTTGCTCGTAGTGCTGCCACAATGGTGTTGCTAGTATAACTGGATCACTGTTGTTGATGTCATTGATGGTTTGGCCGTTGCGTATGTCAATTACTGTTGCATTAACATCGAACTGCTTCAAGCTTTCAAGGAGTTTACTTCCCCAGTAGCCCGCTCCGACCAAATTCATTTTCATGATTTCCAACCTTTAACACTGTCTACTACATAATCAACTTCGCTGTCAGTCATACTATACCAGCACGGTATGCTGAGTATTTCGTCTACAGTGCGCTCAGTGACTGGCAAACTACGGCTCCACTGTGCAAATGCCGGTTGTTGGTGCGCAGCTCTCATATAATGAATGTTTGTTCCAATGCCAGCATCATTGAGATGTGCTTTTAAACTCTCTCTATTAGCAGTTTGTATTACATATACATACCAGCTATGACTGTTACCTTCTACAGTAACAGGCGTTTTAATCACACTTGATAACTGTTCGGTATAATAGTTACAGATTTCTCTTTTGCGCTCAAGCCAGCCATCTAGCTTGGGCAATTTAGCCATAACAACATTGCTTTGTATGTTGTCAATTCTAGCATTGTATCCAACTTCTACAATGTCGTAACGACCAGTTCTGCCATGATCTCTATACTTGCGAACTTCATTCATGTAATGCTTGCTGCCACTTACTGCGCCTGCATCACCCACTGCACCCAAGTTTTTCACAGGATTAAAGCTCATACAAGTAATGTCACTGAGGCTTCCCACCGGACGACCGTTCCACCGGTTGCCCACACTCTGTGCAGCATCCTCTACCATTGCAAGATTGTAATGATCGCATATGTTGCGCACTCGCTCAATGTCAGGGCATTGTCCGTAAATGTCTACAAATAGTACAGCACGAGTATTTTTATTAATCAGTGTTTCCAATTGATCAAGATCAACTAGCCAAGTGTCTGGATCAATATCGCAGAACACCGGAGTAGCACCGCATATAACAATACTTTCGGGTGTAGCAACAAACGTATGACTTACTGTGATTACTTCATCACCTGGGCCAATGTTTAGGGCCCGCATTGCACAATAAAGTCCTGTAGTACCGCTACCACAACTTGCTACATCATCAGCGCCGAGATATTCTGCAAATTTTAATTCAAATTCTGTAACATCGGGCCCTGTGATAAAACTGTCGATATCGAGGCAACGTTGTATTGCTGCATCGATATCTTGTTTACAATCCTGATATTGGGCTTGTAAGTTAGTAAATGGTATTTTCATGCAACTTGTGCTTTGTTAACGGCCCAATAACTACTGTTTGTAAGCCAATCATAATAGATTTGAAAGCCTTCATCAATATCAACTTTTGGATCAAACCCAAAGTCTTTTCTTGCTGCATCAATGTTTAGTGCACCGCGACTTGGAAAGTCGTCGTCTTTTTCGTGCATGCTAACTGAGCCTTTACCAGCTAGTTTAACTGCAAGATTTGCAGCCGCTTCCAGTGTGCAGCTATGGCTCTTGGTGAGATTGTATGTACCAACATGCTCACTGAATGTAGCAGCAATCATGCCATCAGCTGCATCATCAACATATGTAAAGTCTAGTTTCTCTGTGGCACCATTAACTTGAAGTGTGCCGCCTGCCATTGCGCTGATAAGGAATTTGCTGATAACTCTATCGCCTACATCCAATGGGCCGTATACTGCACTAGGACGAACAATTACATAATCTAAATTATGTGCACGTTTGTATTGGCGCATGATTTGTTCACCAGCGGCTTTCCAAATTGCATATGCACCCTGTGGGTTTAGCACTGCATCTTCGTTTACGTCATCTTCGAAGTCACCGTACACCATGCTGGAGCTAGCATACAGTACTTTTTTAACATCATGACGCACACAACATTCCATGACATTGATTAGACCTTCGCCCATGGTGTGTGCAGCATCAATTGGATTATGCTTTACTGCCTTTTCTCTTGGAAAACTAGCCAAGTGAATAACATATTCTGGCTTGAAGATTTCAAAGATTTCGTCGACCTTGCCATCACAAATATCTAATTTATAAATGTGTGTGTCGGGAGAAATCTTTTTAATACGTTCGTTGTACAAATACTCTAATTCTTCTTTGTTAACACTATTGTACGTAGTGAGCACATCAACAATTTGTACTTCGTGTCCAGCTGATTGTAGTTTTGCAACAACATTGTGGCCAATAAGTCCCAAGCCGCCTGTTACTAGAACTTTACTTCCGGTGGGCAAGACTGCTTCGGTTGCTATTACCTCTGTTTGTTTTTTCTTTTGGTTTGGGTGTTTTTTCTTTTTAGCCATGTGTGTTTACCTTTTGTATTCTAATAATTAGTTGTCTAATTTTAGGCTGTATAGTTTTTGATGTTTGGGAAAATAGAGGTAATGACTTGTGCGCAGGCTTTTGCAATATCCATGTGTTCTTTTTGTGTGCCATTGGCGCCACGCAAGTCAATGTAATGAATCCAACTACGAATAGTTCCATTCATATATAGTCTTGTTTTCGTATTACCCTCGGGCAACACCGCACGAGCTTGTTCTTTAGCAATGCCGTTTTTGATAGCCCAGTTGTAAGCCGCGCTGGCTGCATCAATTACTTTTTGCTGTTCGGTTGCCCAAGCATAGTGAATATCTTCTTCACTGTCAACTTCTACGCTGTTCTGCCTGTTCTTTGTATCTTGTAGTCGTGCTTCACGCAATACAAACATGTCTCCCATTTCTGCAGGATTAGCATAACGTTGGCTGAACTCTTGGAATGAAAAACTTCTATGACGCACAATCTGGTGAGCAATATCACGTGTTGTTTCAATTTCTAAACAAGCACTAACCATTTCAAAAGGTGACCAGTGCTGGTGCTTAACAAGATAGTTAAGCAAACGCTCGCTTGTTTCGTTATTAATTTGTGCAGTGGGATTTGATACTTTAGCACAGAATGCAATCAATTCCTGAAGATCATCTAATCCTTCGGTTGCTAATTCTTCTGTTGCTGTTGAATAGGAAATAAGTTTAACACTCATAAATTTGCCAAATACTTTCTAGTTAAGGGTTGAATTTGTTCAGCTACCGCAGGCACATCAATAACAAACATTAGATTAACAATATCTTTGCCAAATTCACCGATGTTGCGATTAACTACAACTTCAATGTCTTCCATTATTAATCCTTGTTTTCTTAACCTGTTGAGATTAATAGTACGTTGCTTGCCACCACGAAGTTTAAACACTACCTTTTTAACACAATCAATTGGAATCATATCTTGATCGATACTGTTTATAACTTCGTCCCATTTTTCTGTTTCAGTGACACTTAGATTCATTAAGCAACAGATGCTTTCTTAGACGGACGTCCACGCTTCTTAGGAGCACTGCCGTCGGCGGTAGTTGTCTTGGCCTTGGTAGTTCTTTTTGCTTTGGCTTGCGGCGCTGGTTCGCCTAGCAAGCTAGCTGCTTCTGCTTGCATACGCTGAGATTCAGCAATCAGGCTAGCTGCTTCGGTTGCCATGCGGTCTGCTTGTGCCTTAAGGTTGTTTGCAATACTTGCATCATCAAGTGCACCTTGTCCTGTTGCTTGCATAGGCGCAGGGCGTGTGCCGGGATTGGATGTTTCATTAAGCGAGCCTTTGGCAATATCTTGCGGAGCACCAACTTCTCGTCCATAATCATCTCTGCGACTTGCTTTACCAGTATAACCTGTGTTTGCATCAAGCTCAGCCATGCGGCGTACTGCATCTTCGCCAGTTTTCATTTCATTGATAATCTTGTTCATTTCGTCTAAACGAACATGGCTTTGTGGAGTAGGCGTAACAATAACTTGTGCAGTTTGTACTTTTTTAATCATGCCTTCTTGGTGCAATCGCTGCAAGATAACTGTACCGTCACCAAACATTTTACTAGCAAGTGCATCGCCTAGGCTGTCGGCTTGCTGCGCTTCAGTGCTTTCAATTGCATCCATTAGTGTGTTGTGCATGTTTTGCTGCAATGTATCTGGGTATACCACTAGGCACATGTGCTCATCACCTGGCACTTCTCTAAAGATAATTGCTACTTTGCGATCACCTTGTTTACCAACATGTTTAATCATTTGTTTCTCCTTGCTCTGCAACATTTTCGTCTACAGGCTCTGTTGTTGTAGTAACTGACGCTAACCAGCTTGATATTCTATCGTATGTTAATCCTACGACTTGCAATTCGTTTGCATGAAATGCACCTCTAGTACTTGCTGTTTCGATTATTTGCTTACAGTATGCAATATCTTGTACTTCCAAGGTTGGTGCATCCGTGTCTTGTTCTACGGGTGTATTGTTTTCGTTTTCCATGCTAATACTTATCGTTGTTATCGTTAACTGCGCAGTTTATCTACTGTTATAAAGTGGTTTGACCGCGATTTCGGTAAAATTACCTGTCCATGTAATAAGGTGTATCAAATGGTTCTCCCCACTCGTACTTGTTTTCAACCACCCATGAACGCTCTGCTCCCATTGGAACTTCCCAGTCCCAGTCTACCAAGATTTCGTTGCCGTTTTGCTCGGGCTGTTGATATTCGTATTCACATCCTGGTGTATCAGTCTTCATTGTAGAGCGCCCATGTCCCAAAGGGCGGGTCGGGATTTGGGTCGCCGTGGATGATCCATACTGTATCGCAGTAGTTGGCATCGCCCCAACTGTTCCATGGGTACCCATCTGTAAACACTAACAAGCGTTTGGGCTCAATTTCTTCTTGTTTAAGATATTTAAATATAGCATCAAAGTCAGTGCCACCGCCGCCCATTAATTCATAATCGCCGATGTCGTCTAAGTTGTCCGCAGTAAAATCTTGTGGATTGTAAACATTTGTGTCAAAGCAAAACAAGTGAATGTTGAAGTTGCTAAACTCCTCCATGATACCTTTTACTTCGCTTAGAAAATCCATGCCCTGCTCTGCACCAATGGATCCGCTCATGTCCATTGCAATTGCAACATCAATGCGCTCATCGTAATCCATACCTGGAAGAATAGCATCACAATCCCAACCTTTGCGATTCAGTCGTGTAAATGTGTAATCGCTTTTAATTGTGCTTTGCAATTGCATACGCAACAGTTCACGCCAGTCCATCTTGGGGTCTGTTAAATGCTGAACAAGTCGTTTCACACCACCTGGTATGTTTCCTGCATCTGATGTTTGTGCAGCACTTAGCATTGCTTCTTTGATTTCTTGTTTAATCTGTTCACGTTCTTCTTTGCTGTACTGTGCTGGACCTTTTCCGTTACGGTCGTCACCTTCGCCTTCGCCCTCACCATCAAGATGCTGGTCCAACATTTTATCTAGCAAGTCTTGTAAATCAATTTTTTCTGCATTTTCGTACAAATCATCGTATACTTCTTCTGCACTCCAGTCAGTGTACTTGGTGTCATACAAACACGGAACAGTGGTGATAAACTCGCCTACTCTGTGTTTTTTAAGATCAGCATTTACACAATAGTCGGCAGCAATGTTGAACAATTGCGGGTCACGTTCTCCTCGACGACCAAAATGGTCGTACACACAGTGCAATACTTCATGGCCAAACAAGAATTCAACTTCTTTGGGCTTGAGCATTTTGATAAATTTAGTGTTGTAATAAAAGTTTCTGCCGTCTGTTGCAGCGGTTGAACACCACTCGTCTGCATTAACTAGTTTAAGACGTGTGGCAAGATTTCCAAAAAAGCTAGCACGAAGCAACATGCCTACCCGGGCAGTTACTAGCAATTCACGCACTTCTCGATCTAGTTTGGGATCCATTGGGCCCAGAATGTCCTTGAACTGGTCGGCTACATCCTTGTTTACTGTAGTAGTGCTCATGACTTTCTCCTAAATGTTATATACATTATAACACATGTGCATGCAAAGTCAACCTAATTCTTTTTCAGCTAATTCAAAATGTTGAGTTAAAAACAAGTCCATTGTGTATAGGTATCGCCCTTTGTATTCAAATACTTTGTTTTGATTATGCTCAAGTATACTTGTACATTCATTATAAAATGCTTGTGTGCCGTTTTTTATAATGTCCTGTAATTGCACCAGCATTAATTTAACACGATCTTCGATTCGGGGCTCGTTGTCATAACTTTCATTGATGATACTACTGAACGTTTGAAATCCAAGTTGTTTCATGTATTCAAGTTGATAACGAGTGGTTACTAGTAAAAATGGAGTTTTTGTAACCATTGGTTTTATTGTTTTTTCAGTAATAAAATATCCACTATGATACAGCGTTTCTGGAACAATTTCTAACCACGAGTCTGTATACAAATCCATTGACGGGTGAAAATCTGATATTCCCTGGATACTATGTGGCAATTGATGTCCGGCCCAACTTGGTGTATTATATACTTGAGATTTTGTTGTGTAACTAACATGCCCACGATCAAGTAACCCAGGGATATCACTGAGTTGCTTCCATAATACATTGCGATGGGGGCGACTTCTTTTTTTGCTAGTGGTTAACATGTAATCTTTTGAGCAATCGTGTTTATCTACTTTAGCCTTGTATATTCTTCCTAGAATGGCCAATCCCAAGGGAAAATTAGTCGGCAATTCATGAATATATATGTTATTAAGATTATTTGCTGGATGATTAATAGTTAAACTTCCGTCTGGGAATAGATTAACTGATCCGGGTGGTACACACAAATCAAGATTGGATATTATTGCAAAATCAATAATCATGTTGGGCAAATTATCAATGTCGTTCCATACCCAGAGTTTGTTGCGATTGTTACAAAATTTAACAAGTCCAGACCTAGATGAGTCCCATGTGCATAGTTCACGAAAAACATTATTACTAACAATTAGTAATGCAGAATCGTCTTGTGTTAGGATTGGGGGTAAACTATATGTGTTGGTATCGTTGTCCCACAGATCATCTAGTGTGTAATCAATTTGATTAAAATCTAAGTAGCTGGTTAAGATATCCATTCCTTCAGACTGAGAGACAATAATTTTCATTTCTTTTCCTGTTTTAGTTGTAATATCCAAGCACCAGAATTAAATTTTACTTGTTCGTGGCTTTTAACATATCTATTAGCCGATGCCCAATTTGGAAATTCTTTCATCATAGCACCCTGGCCAGTTATTACTCGTATTTGTTTTTTTCTTGCAAAATAACTGTCTTGAGCAAATACATTGAACTTCTTCCATGCATCATGCAGTACATAACCGTGTAAGTCAATGGTTCGCATACTATACGCTTGATTGAATCGGCCATTTGAGTTTAAAGAATGCAAGTTCTTTGTCACCCTTGACGTATATGCGCCGTTCGTTGTAACTGTTGGCCCAACTCCAGTTGTAGTTTACCATGCTGGGCGTGTCTTCGTTGGTTAAATTCCAAATTAGATGTTGTTTGTGTGATTCTAATATATACTGCCAGTCACGTATTTCGGCAGTGTAACCGTAGACATCCATCATCCATTTTGTTGCAATATGGAATTGTAACGGGCCTTCACGTTCCTTTTTAAATTCCAAGAAATATTTGAAATACTTCTTGTGACTGTATCTCCCGTCTAATTTTTTGGTAATATATTGCATTAGACTCCAAACCGCTTTACAACTGCGTTTTCCCAGACAAATTTGTCTTCGAATTGCAAGGTTTTTAGTTGGTTCTCCCAATGTGCAGCAAAGCTTCTTGCTTTATCGCTTACTAAAAATTTTACACAATCAAGGTATTCTAAATGCTCCAATGGAGTAGGATGATGATC